AACAATTTTTTAAAAAAACAAAAATATATATTGATTTCTTTATTACTTACAATAATCGTGCCAAAAGTACAAAACTTAGATATTTTTTTTTAATTTCCTTTAACAATCCAATCTGCCATTGTTGTGACGAGAGGTCCAAATGTTTTGAATCTAACTTCGTAGCCAAGACCTTCTATCCAACCTTTAGCAGCAGCATACACTTCATTTGATTTAAACTTAGGATTAGGATTAATATCTATATCAATATATTTTGGTTTAATGCCACTATTTTCTTTTATACTTTCTGCGGTTTCAATGGATGCTGCAACTTCGTTCATTAGTCTTGTATTTCTAACTCTTTCTCTTGGTGTATTCCATCTTTTAAATATACAATGTGCTCCATGACCTGGTTCATACATCGCAATAACGGTAGAGTAATGTGTTTTCTGACCTTTATTTTGTGAATCAGTTCCAACCATTATTTCAATGTTTTTATGCGTTGTGCAGTAATTTTTAACATATTCCTCAACGCTTTCTATTTTTTGGTTATTAAATTTTTTAAATGTAAATGTTCCAATCATTTTTCTTTAAAATTTTTTATTTCATTACGAATTTCCGATAATGATTTATCATCAGGCATTGGTGTATAGATACCAAATGTTTTTTCCCAGCAAAACCGTTTCATATTATTTTGATATTCTTCTAATGTTGTTTTTCCTGATTTATATTCATTAACAATATGATTAAATTTTTCTTTTATTTTTGTTTTATAATCTTCCTGTTTAAAATCATAAATATCAAGGTCAATATCATTACAGGTTTCATTTATTATATGATAAATCTTCATCGAATCGCCTCCACCTTCATATTCTGAATTACCAATTAATGTTGATGCAATCTTTTTGTTTTTAAAGTTATTATTGACAAGTTCCAAACAAGTTTTCAATGCATCATAATCAACAGCATCAGGTTTAATGTCAGGACGATATCTACCTTTTGTTATATAGCAAATTACAAAAATGGGAAAACCTTTTTTTTGATATGATGTGACAACCTCACAAGTACCCAATTTATTAACATCATCATATTTTGTCCTCTTATTAATTTTCAATACATCAGGAAAATTTAGACCGATATCATATTGAAAACCATTGCCAAAACAATTTTTGATAGATGTGCCAATTAGTATAACATCATAATCCTTTACATAATTTATAAGATTTTCTTCAATAAAAACATTCTTTACCATTTGAATTCCTCCAACATCTTTTTTTGCTCTTTTGTAAGTTTTTCAGGATAAACATACTTAATAATAACATTATAATCTTCTGTATTACCATTTTGTATATTAAACATACCCTTTTTGTTATAAGTAAAGTTAGTATTATCTTTTGTTCCCTCAGGAATCTTTATTTTTTTAGTTGTACCATCAAGGAATTTTATTTCTCTTTCACAGCCAAGTAGTGCTTCATTGAATTTTACATTTTCAATATGATAAACATTACAAAAACCATCAATCTTAAAATAATCATCCTCTTTTATTCTATAAGTGACAATCAGATGACCATTTCTTCCTTCACCTTTTGGCTCACTACCTAAGTTGGGAAAATCAATTTGTGCTCCGTTAAATATACCTTTAGGCACTTCTATTTGTTCAGTGACGGTGACTGTTTTTAAACCACTACCATTACAAGTCTTACAAGGGTTTTCTATTATTTTTCCTGTTCCGTTACAATGAGGACATGGTTTAGTTATAATACTTATCATATACCCATTTTGCTTCTTTTCAGATATTGTACCTGTTCCATTACAATGAGGGCATGTTTTTTCTTTACCATCAGCAGAACCTGTTCCATTACAGTCAGGACAATGTACTTTTTTGATATATGTTATATTTTTTTTAGCACCATTGTAGGCTTCATATATAGTTACATCAATTGTGATATTAATATCATCACCAATAATAACTCTTTGCTGTTGTCTGTTTCTAAACATTTTAAATGGGTCAAAACTGCCATTAAATGGGTTAAAACCACCAAAATCGTCCCAAGCACCAAAATCATCATTTACCGGATTATCATATTTTGCTCTTTTATCAGGGTCTGATAATGTTTGATAAGCCTCATTAATATCCTTAAACTTTTCCTCAGCCTCTTTTTGTTCCTTCTCAGACTTTCCTACCCAACGGTCAGGATGAAATTGTAGGGCCAATTTTTTGAATGCATGGTTAATCTCGTCTTTTGTGGCATTCCTATCAACACCTAATATCTGATAATAATCTTTCTCAGCCATTTTTTATTTGTTTAAAATTTTCTTCTTTGTTTCTACAAAAATCATGCCAAAATGCTCCTGTGCTTTCAGAAAAATACTTTTCATCTAAATCAAGAAAAATACTATTTTTGACAGTCAGAAAACTTTTGGTATCCTTACTAATTAGAAAATCACCATCGTATACACAAAACTTTAATACAGCATCTTTATATTCCGTATATATTTCTTTAAACTTTTTTATTCTATTAAAGGCATCTTTTCTATCAAAAACTATTGTTTTACCTTTACCCAAAAAAAAGGAAATTGGTTTGACTTGAACAAGGTATATTTTTTCTTCAAACTTAAATATTATATCAATACCATATGTTCTATCAAATTTTTCTTTAATGTTTTTATCAAGATTTATTATCTTAACACCATCCTGTCTCTTTAAAAAATCAGTAACAAAATTTTCAATTTGTCCTCCAAAATATGTTTCAATAATTGCATGACAAATTAATAAATCAAGCATATCTTCTTTTGGTAGATTAGTAAAATAATGAAGAATAGCAGATGCTGTTTTAAAAGCATCTACTGATTTAACATTAGATATGTAATAATTAAAAAAACTTTCTAAGGAATCATCTTTTGTTGTTGCAACCCATTCCTTATAAGAACCAATACATTTTCCAATAACATCACTAAAACGAAAATGTTTATCATAAATCTCTTTTGTTTGCTCTTTATATTTATTTGCAATAAATTTATAATGTTCAAGAGATTTAAGTTCAATACTATTATCTATCTTATTGCTTTCTTCCATATAAAACCACCACTTGTTTTGATTTTTCCATTAACACATTGTGATAAAGATGCTTTGGAAATTCCCAATTTATTGACAACATCATCAGGAGAATTCCATTCTTTAATAAACTCACCGGTTTTACTAAATTGTTCAAGTCTATATGATTTTCTACCTCTTTGATGTTTAATTTCTTCTTCTCTTTCAAGTCTTTTTGCTTCTTTTGGTTCTATCCATATTTTTCCTTCCAAATCTTGTTCTTCACATTGTTTCAACCATTTAAATAAACTATTGTTTTTTGCTAATCTTTCATCTTTTTTAAATACCCAAAATGTAGATGTATATTTTCTTGCATGTTTCTGTCCATTTTTAAAATGTGAATTTGCAACTATTCTTGCTTTGGCTTCAAGTATAAACTCATCTTCAATATAAAATCCAATTCTATCAGCAACCATAAAAGAAAATGGTACGGACCAACACTGGCGGCCTCCGGATATTGTTGATTGAAATTTCCAAACCACAATTCCGTCCTCTTTAACAACTCTATAACATTCTTTTATCCACCAATATATGTTCTCAAACATTTCATCAGCAGGGTAAAAAGAAGAAAATCTATTAGCAATTAAATTAGTGTCTTTTTTTCCCTCTCTCTTTGATTTACTTGTTTTTGGTGAAATAACAAAAGGTAAATCAACCACAATTGAAGATATACTATTATCTTCTAATGGTAATTTATGAAAGGGTGTAATTTTAATAATATCCTCTCTTTGTGGGTAAACATCCATCAATATTTTTGGTATTGGGATATCATATTTATTCTGTTTGCTTTTCTGATAAAACTTCAGTTCACTTGCAGTAATATCACATTCAAATGGTTTACCATCATTATACAAATTCATGATATTATGAAGTATTTCACTTTGGTCAAATGAAATGTTCCTAATTACAGTGTCATTGTTAAAATTTTGTATCTGTTCCATAATTAAAATTAATTTTCAATAAAGTTTATTATGTTTTTATGCATTTTTTCAATTGTTTCTTGACATATTTTTATAATTTCTTCTTTCTTTTTAAAAATATATGTCTGAACATTAAATGTTTGTGGGTCAAATAAAAGAACGTCTTCATTATGATTGTATATATTCTTAAATTTGCCAGTTAAACATTTGTTTATATATTTAATATCATCATTTTTGATTTCTCTATGTAACATATTTTTTAACACTTCTTCGTACATTTGATACTTATCACATTTTTTAAGAGCATTTTGATATTCCAATGTAGAAATTTTATTTTTATCTCTATTTTTAAAATACTCTTCCATAAAATTTGATACTGATGAAATATTAGCAGTTCTTTCAATAAAAAATGTTATGTACATACCATAGAAAAAGTAATGGCTGAATTCTTCAGGTGCTTGACTTTGAAAATATAGTAAGTAGTTATATAAAATCATTGAATTAAGATTAATGTCTTTAACATTTGGTAGTTCTCTTTGAAAACAATGCATGATTTCATGTGCCATTGTGGTTGAAATATCATATTTAGGCGTATTACCATATTTTACATCTAAAACAATTTTGTGTTCATTGTTTTCAAAAAAACTTTTTCCACTGACAGGTAATTCAACTGTATTATTACTTAATGACCAATGTACAATAAGTTCCACATTTCCAATACCCTCAACAACACCATTCACTCTTATTATTGATTTGAAACCATTATCAATTACTTCATTCTTTTCAATTTTATCAAATACTTGTCTAACCAAATTTTTAACTGATTGATATTGGCCTTTAAATGAACCGTAAGATTCATCAATTAAATTTTCGGTTATTAATTCATATTGTTCATGTAAAATCTTTCTTATTTTAACGTCATTAATACAATTACTTTCCTTAAATAATTCTTTAATCGTTAAATTATTATTCATTTTCAATAAAATTTATTATGTTTTTATGCATTTTTTCAATTGTTTCTTGACATATTTTTATAATTTCTTCTTTCTTTTTTAAAATATATGTCTGAACATTAAATGTTTTTTTATCATACAAATAAGTTTCTTCGTTATTACTGTACATATTTTTAAACGGAGAAGTCAAACAGTTCTTTATATATTCTAAATCTTTTGCTTCAATTGGTACGTTTTTTAAGTTCCTTAATACTTCTTCATATATTTGGTATTTATCACATTTTTTAATGGCATTTTGATATTCCAATGTTGAAATTTTGTTCTTATCTTTATCTTTAAAATATTCTTCCATAAAATTTGATACTGATGAAATATTAGCAGTTCTTTCTATGAAAAATGTTATGTACATACCATAGAAAAAGTAATAACTAAACAAAGGTGCTGTACTAAAAAATGTTGGCAAATAATTGTATAAAATCATTGAATTAAGATTGACATCTTTAACGTTTGGTAATTTTACTTGAAAACAATGCATGATTTCATGCGCCATTGTTGAAACTATATTATAGTATGGCGTTTTCCCTCTCTTAACATTCAATATTATAGTTAAAACATTATTTTCATCAATCGTACTTTTTCCACTAACAACATCACTATCTCCGTCAAATAAACACCAATATACAATTAAATTTATATTCCCAATACCAACAACATCACCATTTGTTTTTATTATAATTTTTTTCCCATCATCAATATATTCGTTATTATTATATTTCCTTAATATTTCGTTAGCTATGTTTTTAACTGATTGATATTGGCCTTTAAATGAACCATAAGCCTCATCCAACAATTTTTGACAGATTTCTTCTCTATATTCAAATAATCTTTTTTTTCCATCAACATTATTAAATTGTTCGTGGGCATCTTCCATCATTTTAATAAACATTTTTTCCATAAACATTTATTTTTCACAAATATACAAAAAACAAAAAATAAAACAAAATAAACATCTAAATTAAACTATTTATATGTGATAAACTATATTGTAATGTTAACATATCAAAATATAAAAAATAATAGTACAAGAAGTCTTGATTGTAAAATATACCGTGATGAGTATTGGGATTTCATGCTCTATCGTGGAGAAGCATATGGCTGCTATAATGTTGATGACCAATTGTTGGCTGATTTTTCTTCATTACATATTGAAGATGGTATTCTTTATTCAACAGTAACATGGAAGGATGCAGTTAATGACGGTGTTTTAATGGAAGATATTGGATTTACAGGTATTGATAATGGTCTAATACAGTTTAGAAAAGATAGGATAACAAACCAACAGTTTTTAGATATTTTAACAGGTAGTACATACGAAATTAATGAAGGCGATTTACGTTTGTTTCTTACACCTGTAACCGGTAATACTTTGGATTTTGATTACCCAATGTATTTAAATGATGAAGAACACTGTATTGAGTTTAAAGGTGGTTTCTATCAGGGATTTTATAAATTACATGGTTTTGATTATCAAACATTACCTAACGGACCAACAACTGAATGGGGCTTATATTTCAAATTAAGACCAAGAACTGATTATGAAGTCGGTATTCGTACATTAAATCATATTCACCCTGAAAATAATGGTATTTTCTTTTATATGGGTACAAGAGCAGAAAACAAATTTTGTGAATTATATAAAATGGATTCTGCCGTTACAGAAACACTTAAAAGAGAAAGTGTAATGACTGATGGCTATTTTGCACCAAACACATGTGATGAATCAGGTGATACAGTTGATTTACAAAATAAAGTAATTCATATTAAAGATTATCTTGCTGATTTGGAAGAGGTAGAAAAACCGAACAGGTGTAAAATGGATTATTATAATGATGATTGTAAAGTTTGTCACCATAAAAACCCCATATCATATTTTGATGATAACTATATTGATGAAAAATCAATGGATTTCTGTTGGGAGGAAAAAGAAAAACCACAACCTACACCTAAACCGAAACCAAAAAAGAAATATACACCACATTATGATTGTGAATGTCAGATAAGTTCAATACCTGACTATAATTGGCATGTTTCTGAAATATATGATTATAAGTATGATGAGGACTCACATTGTTGTGATTCCAACAAATGCAAACCAACACCAAAACCGCCAAAACCTGATTGTGCTGATTATTTTGGTGATGAATATGCATACGAAACAATATGTGCTGATTCAAAAAAATCAATTGCCGAAGAATATTTTGGGACTGATGTGGATATTGATGAAAAACAATTGACAGATTCTTTTGGAAGATTAATAACAAAAAAAGGATATTATGAAATTGAATCCGATAATAAGTTCCTTATGTTTGATAGAACACCTGACGGTTTTACTGTTAAAGATTGGATTGAAGGAACTAAGGTTACTTTAACAGGTAGACAAGATTGGAGTAATATCAATTATTTCCCAATTATGAATAGAACAGCAACAGGATATACTGTTAAAGATATATATAAATATCAGGAAGAAAATAGTATACCATATAACATTTATAAGGATATTAAAAACAATGCATTCGCATTAAGAATTACCGAAAATGGTGCAATTGGCTATAAATATTCAATTTTGGATTGTGAATCTGAAAATGACCAACACTATACAGTAAAAGAACAATATTCTAAAGATGGACTGATTAAACCTGATGAATGGTCAACTGTTTATGTAAGAATAGTAGTCTTAAATCCGTCAACAAATAAATGTGATAGAAACAGAAGTAAAAGAAAAATAAAATTATATTTCTATGTTAATGGTTTTCTTGTTTTTATTAGTAAAGAATTACCAATGTTTAATTTTAGAGAATTGGATGATGTATATCAAAAACAAGAAGCCGTACCATATAGCATATCATTAGGCGGTGGAACACAAGGCTTGCTTGAAACAATATTACCTGACTATTATAAATTGTCTGACTATATATTTCCAATTGAAAAATCTTATTGTGGAACATTCCTTGGTGACATAAAAGACTTTAGAATATATGACGGTTTTGTAAATTTCACAATTATAAATAATGACTTTATGTGTTAAAAAAAAAAGAGAGGTAAATATTTGCCTCTCTTTTTAAATTTAATATATTAGTTAATATTGTTAACTTGCATCTTGTACTGTCCAACCTGTTGGAATACCATTAACACCTCTTGGCCATGTTGTCATGTTAGGATTTTTAACAAATGTACCTGTTGATGCAACATTAGATACCCAATAGAGTGTATATGCAGTATTATTATTAACGCCTGTTGCAAGACATTTAATATAATTTAAACTCGTACATCCTCTGAACATATATTGATAACAATTATTTGTTAATGTAGTAGCCGGTAATTCAGGTGCTTGGGTTAAACTTGTACAACCATTAAACATATACCAATAACAACGAGCTGCTAATGTTGTAGCAGGCAATATTGATGGTGCTGTGGTTAAACTGATGCAATCTGAGAACATACTGTTATAGCATTCGTTTGCTAATGTTGTGGCTGGTAAATCAGGTGCTGTAGTCAACGAAGTACAATTGTGAAACATAAAAGCATAACATTTTTCTGTTAATGTTGTAGCCGGTAATTCTGGTGCTTGAGTTATTTTTTCGCAACCACTAAACATTGCATAAAAACACTTACTTGCTAATGTGACAGCAGAAAACGATGGTATTGTTGTTAAATTTGTACAACCCATGAACATATAACTATAACAATTTTGAGACATAGCAGAAGCAGGTAGTACTGATGGTGCTGTAGTTAATGATGTACAACCATAGAACATACCATAATAGCAACTATCTGCTGTTTTTGTGCCTGGTAATTCAGGTGCTGTAGTTAACGATGTACAACCACTAAACATTCCATAATAACAATTATAAGGGATATATGTTGTTGCAGGTAATAAATTTGATGGCACTGTAACTAATGATGTACAACCTGCAAACATATTATTGTAACAATCGTTTCCAATCCATGTTGCCGGTAATAAACCTGATGGTATTGATGTAATTCCTGTACAGTTAGCAAACATAGATTTATAACAACCAGAAGCAGCTGATGCAGATGTTCCTACATAATTATTTGGTATTGTTGTTATGTTGAAACAATTTTCAAACATATATTCATAACAATATAATGCTGTTCCTGACGAAGATAATACTGGTAATTGTGTTAAACTTGTACAATTTTGAAACATTCGATAATAACAACCTTGACTTAATTTTGTGGCTGGTAACTCAGGTGCAGTTGTTAATGAAGTGCAACTACCAAACATACCATAATAACACCAAGGAGATAAATTAGTTGCTGGTAACTCAGGTGCAGTTGTTAATGAAGTGCAACCACTAAACATTTCAGTATATCCTGAAGATAACATTGTTGTTGCAGGTAAAAAGTTAGAAGAAACGCCAGTTAATGAAGTACAACCTTTAAACATTTCATAATAGCATGCTGTTGCTAATGTAGTAGCAGGTAGCATATCAGATGGTACTGTGGTTAAACTTGTACAACCCCAAAACATATAGGCATAACAACTGTCTCCTAATGTTGTTGCAGGTAATTCAGGCGTTTGAACTAAATTTGTACAGCCTTGAAACATACCACAGTATCCTGATTGTACTAATGTTGTTGCAGGTAACATATTTGAAGGTACTGTTGTTAAACTTGTACAACCTCTAAACATACTTTGATAACAACTTTGGCTCAAAGCAGTAGCCGATAACATATTAGATGGTATAGTAGTTAAACTTGTACAATTGCAAAACATTAAAGCACAACACCAAGGTGCTAATGTAATTGCTGATAAAACAGGCGCTGTAGTTAAACTTTTACAACCATAAAACATACCATTATAACAACTTGTTGCTAATGTAGTAGCCGGTAATTCTGGTGCTTGAGTTAATAATATACAACTAGCAAGCATTCCACTGTAACAACTTTCTGTTAACGTTGTTGCAGGTAACATATTTGAAGGTACTGTTGTTAAACTTGTACAACCACTAAACATACGATTATAACAACTTGTTGCTAATGTAGTGGCAGGTAGTTCTGGTGCTTGAGTTAAACTTGTACAACCTTGGAACATACCTTGATAACAATAAGGTGCACCTGATAGATTAGTTGCAGGTAAATCAGGCGTTGTGGTTAAACTGTTACAGTTGTGAAACATCCAACTATAACAACCTTCAGTTAACGCTGTGGCAGGTAGTTCTGGTGCTTGAGTTAAATTTGTACAACCACTAAACATTCCATAATAACAATGATATCCTAACGTAGTAGCCGGTAATTCTGGTGCGGTTGTTAATGACTTACAACCTTCGAACATACCATCACAACTGCCATATACCATAGTAGTTGCACTTGTACCAATTCTTGACGGTCCTGTTGTTAAGTTTTTGCATCCTTGGAACATGTATTCATAGCACTCAGTTGCTAATGTAGTTGCTGGTAAAATAGAAGGTCCTGTGGTTAAACCTGTACAATTATAAAACATTCCATAATAACATTGATATGTTAATGCTGTGGCAGGTAAAATTAAATTGTTCGCATTGATTATTCCTTTACATTCTCTGAACAAATTACAAAATTTACCATTTAAAGTTGTAAGTGTTGAATAGTTATTACTATCTGCCAATGATAAAATATTACCATATACGTTAAATGTTACATTACCACTAATACTATTATAGTCATTGTTACCATCTGCTGTTGTTGAATCACCCTTGAATTGTATTGTACTACCATTGGTTACTTGAATATATGGTGCATTTGCAGATGTGTTTGTTGTGATATTTTGCCATGTATTTCCTAAATCAGTACTATATTGTAGTGTACGAGTACTTGCAGTGTTACTTGCAACTAAATATATTTTTCCACCACTCAGAATTTCTAATGTAAATGGTATTATATTTGTGTTACTAGTTTGTTCAATAAAAAATGTTGTACTTTGCCCTTCATTATCAGTAAAAACAACCTCCCCTTTTCGTAAATCTTCGAAAGATACTTGACTTATATTTATGGTTATACTACCTGACATTCCACTTGCTTGCGACAAAACTAACCATGAAGGAAAGGTTGCTTGCCATGGTAATCTACTTGTTATTGTTAAATCAATTGTTGTTGACACATTTGTTGTATAAACAAATCCATTAGATAAAATAATACCATTTTTTTCTTTAATCCACCCTGTAGGTATGCCGGACACACCGTTTGTCCAACTTGTTCCATCCGCCATAACAAATGTACCGGCAGATGCAACACCATCTACCCAATAATTTGTAGAATATGATGCCGAAATATCAGTTGCTAAACATTTAATATAATTTAATTTACTACAGTTGTAAAACATTTGATAATAACAACGAGTCACTAATGTAGTTGCAGGTAATTCAGGTGCTGAAATTAAACTGATGCAACCTGAGAACATATTATTATAACAGTGGTTTGCTAATGTAGTTGCTGGTAATTCCGGTGCAGTTGTTAAACTACTACAATATGCAAACATATTTGTATAAGCAGAAGCGGCTAATGTAGTTGCTGGTAATAGTAAATACTCAGCATCAGTTAGTCCACTACAACAATAAAACAAGTTAAAAAAAGTACAAGCACTTTGTAATGCTGTCATGGCACTAAAGTTAGTACTATCAAGTAATGACATTATATTTCCTTTAACAGCAAACTGACAAGATGTACCACTAAAATTACTATAGTAATATATACTACCATTACTCGTTGCTGCGTTATTACCTTTAAATTTAATATTATCACCAGTACTGACATTTATTTTAGTTCCATCAACAGATGATGTTATTTCTGTCCATTCACCACCATTTTTACTATATTCCAAAGTTTTTATTGATGCTCCATTTGCATAATTACTTTTCCAACTAATATAACCATCAGATAAAATTTCAAAAGTTAAAGGAACTTCTTTCATTCTTTCTTTTCTCTCTTCTTCCCTTCTTTCCGCCTCTTCTTCGTCCATATTATAGTGTATACCCCAATTTTCCTCAGTAAGACTTAACCAAGGTTCGGTATATTCCATAGTACGATTTTCTTCATATTGTTCTATTGTATCAAAATGATGTATTAATCTCATACCTTTATATTGTTATTTTATTTATTTTAATGATAAATAGTTGTTTCAACGGCAAAAAATTGTTTTTCTTAATTATTGTTTTAAGATATAAAAATCGTCTTTTTTTCTAATTTATTAAAAATAACTACTATTTATAAGAAAATAATGTGCTTATATTATAATAGAATATGGCTAATGCAATAAAAAATAACAAAAACAGTGTTCTTTGTGAAATTAACGGTGTAACATATTTTAAATTAATATCTAATTATCAAGGGGACAGAACAAAAAATTGTAGTCTTCTTAGTAATGAAATAGATGCTAACTTTTACTTTTTAAGGGGAATGGACATCAAGAAGGTTAATTTTAATAATGATACAAGAGAATTAATATTAACCAGACTTAATGGTGACCAACTTAAAACTGTTATCCCTGAGAAAGAGAATTTCACACTTGATTATGATAAAGAAAATGGTGTGTTAACTGTTAATTTTGCTGATGGAACAACAGAAAGCGTGGATGGTTTTCTTGTAGAAAAAGATTTAGATAAAGCAATAAAGAAGATTCTTGGTAAATCAGTTAAAGTTGCAACTGACGGAACAATCAATGGTGATGGTAGAGTTATCAATCCATTAAGATTATCTGAGGTTGAAAGAACAGGCACTTATGCACCTGCTGATTATTTTCTTGATTTAACTGATTCTGAAAATAAGATACCTGAGGGAACATATGCAAAGGGTACAAGAATAGTAACCAAAGAATTATTTAACAAATTTGGTAGATTATATACTTATGATGAAGTTGAGAAACTTAAATGTTTGCTTGAAGCACATGGTTTAACATGGAGAATACCAACCAAAGAAGATTGGGATGGTTTATTAATTGCTGCTGAATGTCCTGGTTATTGTGATGATGAATGTGAAGGTATTTATTGTCATGATATTGATGATATTAATTTATGGACAGGTAAGGATGCAGGTGCAAGAGCAAAATCTATTACATCATGGGCTGAAAGTGACGAAATGGAAGATGGTAACAGTGTTCAAGGTGAAGATAATTTACCTGATGATGTTGGTAGCAGTACACAAAGTTTCCATGTCGTTCCTGTAGGTTATGGAGAGGGGTCAAGAGGTGTTTTGACTGACGAAGAAGATTCTGATATTGAGGGTATTGGTGAGGTTGCTTCATTTTGGACTGATACACCAACAGCAACAGTTGCAAAAACAAAGACACAGAAAAATTTCTATACAAGGACATTCTCTTATGATTCAAGAAAGGTTTTACAAGAAAGTTCAAAACCAAGTTCAAGACTTTCAATAAGACTTGTTAGAGATTATACTTATGATGATTTAGAATATAAAGAATATGACAGTATTATGGGTCATACAGTACCTTGTGTACTTATTACAAATGAAGATACTAATTACTCACAGGTATGGACATCCATTAATATTGGATTTAGTGAAGTTGGTGGTGTAACATCTGATGAATGGAATAATCTTGAAGATGCTATTTCAACTAAGGGTGTTTATTTCATCAATGAATGGGACGGTTCTGAATGGATTAAGAAACAAATGGTTCCTGGTGATTCAGTTGTTATCGCTGATTTTGATAATAATTCAGGTACAACTGATGATAGATATCACGAATGGAGAGTTTATACTGAGGATGATGGAACACAAGTTTTAAAAGATACTGCCGAAGCATTAAAAGAAGAATTCCAAGAAGCACTTGATGATATTAACGACAGAATTGATGACCTTGAAGGAAAATTAAACCAAGAAATTCAAGACCGTGAAGATGGTGATAATGAATTATGGGATGCTTTGAGTGCAGAAACAGGTGCAAGGGAAGAGGCTGATGAAGACCTTCAAAGAAAAATTGATGCTGAAGAAGAAGCAAGAATCAGTGGTGATACAATATTACAAAATTCTCTTGATGAGGAAATAGAAAGAGCCAAGGAAGAGGAAGAAGAATTATGGAATGCATTAAGTGCTGAAACTGCTGATAGAATGGCTGCTGACGAAGAACTTCAGGATAATATTGATGCTGAAGAATATAGAGCAACAGAAAGAGAAAATGCTATTGAAAATGCTTTATTTGAAGAGATAGATAGAGCAACTGCTGCTGAAGAAGCACTTGAAAATAAAATCAATGAAATTGATGGTAACACAGTTATAAGCGGTGAATTTGTTTCAGATGAGTCAAATGCTGTTGATAAATTAGTGCTTACTAAAAAGAATGAAGAAAAAATAGACATCAATTTTATTGCTAATTTTGGTGAATTACCTGAATAAAAGTTTAAATAGATATAATAATATGGCAAGATTACAATTTAGACATAAAACAAATGCATTTGATAATAGAGAACTTGCAGTTCAATATATTGAAAATGTTGTAAATAAAAACCATTCAGTTGATAACATTGAATTAGCTGAGGCTTTTGGTGGTTCAGTAATTGCTGAACCAATTGCTGTAAAATATAAAGATGAAGAGGGTAAAGAACAGGTAATTTTAGCTATTGGTGTACAAGATGGTGGTGATGTTCCTTATCACATTATAGACACAGCAAAACTTGAAGAAGATATTACCGTCTTATCAGGTTTAACTCAGGAAATGCAAGAACAAATTCAAGATGCACTTGATTCAATAGATACTATTAATGAAAATATTGATAGTATTGAAAGTTCAATTACTGAAATGCAAGAATCAATTGCTGAACTTGATGAGAATGTTGTAAAGGGTGTAGAAATCAATAATACCGGTGAAACTGATTGGGAAGGAGAAACAGGTAAAGGAATTGTTGCAAGAGTTGAAAATAACATAGCTTATTTTGATAATTTTTCAACAGACAATGTAAAAATACCTGATGGTTTCGAAGGACAATTTATACACCATGACCATTCAATGACAGATTTTCTTAAAAATATGGAAAATCTTAGAATTGAAAAAGTTTCTGAAAACTTACCTGAAAATGTTAAGGAGGCTTATAAATTACTTACAAGTAATGATGTTCAACTTGGTGATAGAATAGATATTTACAAAGACCAAACTTTAAAAAAAGTTGAACTTGTTGATATTGATGACCAAGGTAGAAAAGGACAATTTTTAAAATTTACCTATCTTTTATCCAATGGAGAAGAGCAGGTTGTTTATGTTGATGTTTCAAAATTCTTAGTTGAGGCTGAATTTCAAAGTGGCGTTACTGCTGATGCAAGTGGCGTTGTACATGGTGTTGTAGACTCTACATCTGAAACTTTCTTAACAGTTGGTGCTGATGGTTTTAAAGTAAGTGGTATACAAAACGCAATTGATACTACTGTTGAAACCGAAACCACAAGGGCAACCACTAAAGAAAATGAATTACAGTCTGAACTTGACAAAACACAAACAGGTGCAGGTTTGGCTGAAGATGGTAGTTATGTTCATGACCATCCAACCAATTATATTGATGAAGCAACTTCATTAGCAGATGCTGACCATAAACTTGATAGTGCATTAAAGACTGTTGAAGATAAGGTTGATGGTTTAAGTGCAAGTACTGAATCATTAAGTGCTAATACGGTTTCTGAAATCAGTAGACTTGATACAAAAATAGATGCTGAAACCACAAGAGCAACTGAAAAAGAAACTGAACTTAATAACAAAATAGATACAGTTAAAACTGATTTAGAAACTGAAATTGAAAACAGTACTTCTGATTTAGATAGTAAGATTAGTGAATTAAGTGCTGCAACTGAAAGTGAAATTAGTAGGGCAACAGCAAAAGAAAATGAAATTAACACAAAAGTTGATTCAGAAATAGAACGTGCTCAAAACAGGGAAACTGAACTTTCCACTATGATTACTAATTTAAGTAGTGAGCATATTGCTGATGTTGCTAATCTTGAATCACAAATTGCAAATGAAGAGACTGCAAGACAGGCTGCTGATACAGCATTATCCAACAGAATAGACGAATTAGAAGATAATATTGTTGTTGGTGAAAATGCTATTGATGTTACTGTTGCTGATGATACTGCAAAAGTCGCATTAAAAATCAGTGCTGCTGACAATGTTTTAACACAGGATGCCAATGGTTTAAAAACCAATTTATCAGTTGGTATTGTTAGAGAAGATGATGTTGAATATATTGTACTTAAAGGCAAGGATGGCGTTGAACTTAGTAAAGTAAATGCTAATAAGTTTGTTAAGGATGGAATGCTTGACAGAGCATATCTTGAAAATAACAATCTTGTTTTAATTTTCAATACTGATTCAGGTAAAGAGCCAATTATCATACCGTTAAGTGACTTAATTCCTGTTTATACCGCAGGTACATATCTTACACTTGAAAATAATGTTTTTGATGCAAGAGTTGGACAAGGTGGTTTGGCCACTAATGAAAGTGTATCTGTTTTAAGTGGTAGAGTTGAAGATAAGATTGCACAACTTGATGGTACTTATTTACAACCAGGTTCAATTAGAAATATCATTAACACAACATTCAGTGACCCTCTAACACATACACCTATTGGTACGCAAGCAGAGGCTGATAACAATAATCTTATGAGATATTATCATCCTGAAGGTGGTGCTGATGGTGACGTAAGATATTATGTTTCCAATAAAACCACTGATATGGTTCATGGTGAAGAAAATCTTGGTGATGTTATTGATACCATGAAAGAAAGAGCGCAAATAATTGAAAGTGCATTAACCCAAGAGATTATTGACCGTCAAAATGGTGATGATGCTTTATGGGAAGCATTAAGTGCTGAAACCGAAGATAGAAACAATAAAGAAAGAGTTATTTCTGCTGCATTAAATGATTTAAACACAAAAACTTCAATCCTCTCAGGAAAAACTGAAAGTTTGGAAAATAAAGTTGAAGAATTAAGTGGAAGGACAGTTGATTTAACAGGCTATTTCAATGGTGTTAATTATGAAACATCAGGTGAAACACCTCAAATAGTTTTCACTGATAATACAGGAAATGTTGTTGGTAGCATTGATGCTTCTGATTTCATTGTTGATGGTATGCTTAGTAGTGTCACTTTTAGTGATGGTATTTTACACTTGGTATTTAATACTGATGCAGGTAAACAAGACATTGATGTTTCTCTTGGTGATATATTTGATAGTGATTTATATTATACCAAAGAAGAGGCTGATGAGTTGTTTATGCCAGCAATAAATGAAAAGGTTATTTCTGCTGCACTTAATAATTTAAATGGAAAAATAACAACAGTACAAAATGATTTACAAGAATTAAGTGGTGCAGTTGTAAACAACTATTATACTAAATCTGAAATTTCAAATAAAGAAAGAGTTGTTTCAACAGCATTAAATCAACTTAATGAAAGAATAGAAGAGGTAGCAGAAGAAGCTGGTTCTTCAGAAGCACTTGTTCATTTGAGTGGTGTTGTTGTGAACAATGTTGAAGATATCACTAACATTGAAGAGCAAATAGCAATTTTAAGTGCCAAAACAGTTGATTTATCACCTTATTATACTTCAGCACAAACTCATGATATTTTCTTAACCAAAGAGACTTATGAAATTGATGAAAAAGTTATCGCTGCTGCATTTAATGATTTAAATGACAGGCTTCTTAATACACCACTTAAACAGGATGTTTATACTAAAGAAGAAGTTGATGCATTAATTGATGGAATCTCAGGTAATATCCAAAGTGCTGTTTATAATGCTCTTAAACAAATATTAGTTGGTGTACAACGTGAAATTAAGATAACTCCTAATGATAGTAATAATACAATTACTCTCGGATTTGATGATAATGCAGTATTTGGTAATATGTCTTAATTTTTAGTTTAAAATAACATTAAATAAAAAGGTGAGTTAATAACTCACCTTTTTTATTATTTCCTACACTCATAAATTGTTAATAATGTATTTTCATCAAGTGGGTCAATATATTTTTCAAAAAAGTTTGATACCCAAGAAAATTCATCAGGTTCGGAATCCATATCTACCCATTTATTATCATCTAAAAATGCATATCCCCAAAAAGCGGTTGAATGTACCACATATGTTTCCTTATTTTTAAATTTTTGGAAATAAGCGGTTCTATTTTTCATGTTTTCATAGATATTCTTTTCATTATCATTTATTGGTTCACTGTTTTCCATAACCATTTCCCATGCTCTTTTATAAATTTCCTGACCGTGGAGATGAATACGATACCAATCAATGTTTTTCTTATATTCCTGAAATGTTTCTATTCCATCTAATGTAATGAAAGGTACTGAGAAAAATTTACCTAATTGATAGGAAGTCCATTTGCCTTTTTTATTTTTAGTTGAAATTGCATTTCCTTCATCATCTTTTTCATATTCACCGGTAAAATACTCAAAGAAATCTTCGTCATTTAACTGTGTAACATAATCTATTTCATCATTAATATCGTCTTGTTCAAGTGGTGTTGTACATTCTATTACCTCAGCCTTACAAGATTCAATATAAAGTTTTTTTAGTTTATGTGCATCTTTATAGTTATATAATATGTATGGTTCTACTGAAATTTTCTTATCATATGGTTTCATTAATTCTTCAGGGTTTTCACCAGCAACTATTGTGGTGAAAAAATTATAATCATCAGCCATTATTTAATTCTTTTGGTAAAGTGTTATTATTATATTCATATATTCTTAATATTTCATTAAATGCTTTTGCATTTGTTTGTTTTTCATCATATTTTTTGTTTTTATAAAGTGTTTTTAAAATGACATAAAAATCTTTATATGTTACACCTTTCCATTTAAAAAGAAAAATCTTAATAAATGTATAGAAACCTTTTCTTTGGGGAACGGTTTTAATTCTTTCGTTTAACCACTCTAATTCCATTTTTAAAGCAAGAAAACTAAGGGCCAAGTAATTGACATTATTAATGCTAAAATAAGCCTAAAAGCGGCAAAATTAAGGTTATTATCAACAGTTTCATTTTCTTTGCTAATAATAGTCTGTGGTGATGTTAAATTGGTAACCAAATTACTAAAAAAAAGTAATGAGGAAAAAATTGCAATAATTGCACAAATATATTTTAATACAAACATTATTCAAGATTTTTAAGGTTATTATAAATTACATCACTACCAACAGCACCAACAGTTCTTCCTACTTCCTGTCCATCCTTGAAGAAAATCAATACAGGAATACCCCTTATGCCAAGGTTAGATGTAATATCTTCACTAAATTCATCATCAGCATCTAATTCAGCAAAAGTAATTTTGGTATCAAGATTTTTAATTGTTTCTGATAATGTGTGACATGGATGACACCAAGCAGCACTAACTTTAATAACACATGTACCTGCGACTAACTTATTATAGTCTTCAACATTTTCAATTTTTCTAATTGTAGCCATAATTTTATATTTTTTTCTCTTATTATTTACAAAAAAAAGCAAGAATATATTTCAATTCTTGCCTTAATTAATTCACTAATATTAACTAAAAAGGAAGGTCATCACCATCATCATCAGGAATAACTTCATTTATCTGCTGTACAACCGGATGAACTTCAGGTACAGCCACCTGAGGTGTTGATGTGGTAGTTGGAGGCAAGTTCCCAACTGAAACACTTTCAATTGTAGTTTTGGTTACGTTGTTTTCAGGTTCACTTGTCCTGTTATTATTTCCAAGATTTGGAACTTTGATTGCCGAAGCAGTAATGTTATGGTTAAGATAAATCTTTCCGTTCTTACCAACATTAATCTTGCTATCAACATCACCAACAATTACAACAAAAGCACCCTTTTTTAGTACTTTAATTTGCGTATTAACAACAAAACTGTCATAAGAAGTAACATCATACCATGTGGTCTTGTCTTCTCCATTACGATAATTGTTTTCCGCAACAGTAAACTTTACATACTTGGTTCCACCACTGGTTTCACCAATCTCGGCATCCTTTCCAAGCCGACCAATTACAACATTAATCATAAAAAATAAAAGTTTTAAAAAATTTAATTTGATTTGTGTGTGGAATTGAGCCACATTTTTTTCCTTTCACAAATTACCAATGCAAATATACATACATTTTTAATAAAAACAAAATATTTATATAAAAATGTTAAAAATATGGAAAACATAAATTATACAGTATCTACTAACAATATTAATATTAAAGATAGTTATTTAGTCTCCAAAAAGAATTTCAAAGAAATACTCAATACAATAAAATCTGAGTATCCAGACAATATTGTATTTAAAAACAGAAAAATTAAAAGTATGATGCTTGAATGGGCAACACATAATTTCTGTTATAAAATCAACTTTGAACGTAATAGAACCAAAGATGTTGATTTAAATTACCCTCAGGAAAAAAAGGTAAATATATTATATAACATTGTTGGTGTTCTTGTATGGTTATTTGTTAAATAGTATCTTTCAAACTATTTGTTTTATCATCCTCATAACCAATATTACTGGATTCACTAAAAACATCAAAGGCAATTTTACTTGCTTTTGTTAGATATGTTTCTGACCATTTATACCACCTGTTAAAATAGTATTTAACTACTTGCTGATAGTTAGTAAAGTTTTTGTTTGCCACACTATTAGTATATTTAATAATTAAGTGTTGATAATCTTCACGTTCAACATTGTTAACAATATAAGATATTTCGTCCTCTAAAAACTTGTATGTTTTTTGATATGATGAAGTTTCTTTTATTGCATTAAATGCTGTTTTAGCATCTTGTATTTTTGTTGCATCAAATTTTAACTCTGTTCTTAATTGTCCTAAATATGCATTTAATTCTTTTTGTGACAACCTGTACATTATGTCACCAATTACTCTTTCAACACCATTGTTGCTTATTTTTGCATTATTGAATCTTTGCGTACCGGCTTTATAGAAATCATTTACTGATTGAGGAAAACCGTTTTTCTTAAAATACATATAATAATCATATGCATGTGTTAACTCATGGGATAATCCAATTGATATTTTTTCTAATATTATAATAGAAGAATTACCTTCCATGTTTAATTTAATATATGGTTTAAAAACAAACCCTTTTTGCATTTTAATAAATGATTTTAATGGATATAAGCCGCCATTATAATGTGTATCTTTTGATTTTTTTACTGTAAGTTCTAAATAAAAATCACTGAAAAAACAATCTGATGGTAAATCAATATTCTTTTTGGTATATACTTCAGTATTACTTGTATTGAATATTTCCCCAAAATAGTTTTTATTGTCGTATTCAATAACTTTTACAACCTGTTTAATAATTCCACCGATTAAGAAAGAATCAACAATATTCTCAATGTTTGGTACAACACTTCTTTCTTCTGATAAAATTTCTTCACTTACTTTACCATACGAAAACTCGTGTATCAAACTAAACAACAAATATTTATCATTAAAATCAGACATATTAATAATTAATTGGATAAACCACAACAGGTGCTGAACTACCCATATATGGCAGTGCCCTAATTGTGTTATATTCTATAAACTCCATGGCATCATCATATTCCATACCATCAGTTTCCATTAGATATTCAATCATTTTTTCGTAATCATATACTGCATTACATTCATTTGAAAGTCCAATGAAAGCAGTTACATAAGATGGATTATCAAAAACAACTGTATCTTCATAACCCATGTCAGTGATATACTCCTTAAGTTCTTCTAATGTTTCCATAAATATTTTAATTTTTGACAAAACTACAAATAAAAAATGAAAAAACAAAAATTTTTCAATTTTTTCCTATACAGATAACTTATAAGTACTATTAACTCATTTAGTAAATTTTTTATTTTTAAAAAAATATTTTATTAATAAAATATATATTTTATTAATAATTAATTATTTATCTTGTATATTAATAATAATATCATCTACTAGTAATTATAATTATTTATAACCAAATTTTTTTTCAAATTATTTTTGTTTATTCAAAAAAGTTTTGTATGTTTGCGAAAAACAAAAGTTTATGAAAGAAAAATATTTAATTCCGTACAATAGGTACGGTGACAAAAATTACTTTGTCAAAGTAAGGGATAACTTTTATAGGTTTAAACCTGTCCCTGATATGCCATATCGTGTTATTGGTAGTCTTACTGATTTTGATGAAAAAGAATTTGCCATTGACCCGTCAGGTGGGCCATTTATTTCACTTGGTTGGAGTTGTGATGATTTTAAGATTACTAAAATTATAAAGGAGAATAATGATTATTTATTCAAGTTGGAACCGATTAAAAAAAGAACGGTCAATAATATCATTAATCATTTCAATTTAATTAAAAAATATAATGCTAAACTTAAGGAATATTCGTCATTAATTGAAGAAGAAAATAAGGTGTTTAATGTTTTTCTTGTTGAAAATCCTGAATTTGATAAATTAGTTAGGCAATCAATATTTAATAATTTGTCTGATGAGGAAAAACAAAGAATTGAAAAAGATGAAAAGGATGAACAGGAAATTTCGTGGGCATCAATCGGTGACGATTGTAAATATACATTTGGCTCAGCAACATATGCAATAAAGGACTATGCAAATCCTTTTATTGATAAATTTAGAATTACTGATTTTAAAATAAGTAAGGATAGTACAAGTATTCAATTCTGTGTGTTCTTTGATATTGAAACTGAAAGTTTAGGCAGTTCAGGCTATACATTACCTAAAGCACGATATACTGAATATATACCAATTAAGCAAATAAATAAGATTTTAAAATAAGATTAATTTATGAAAAAGATTTTAATTATAATTGACCCACAAGTAGATTTTATCAGTGGTTCATTAGCAAATAAAGATGCTGATAATAAAGTACCTAACATTGTTGATAAGATTAAACATTTTGATGGTGATTATATTTTTGTCACAAGGGACACACATGAAACCGATTATTTGCAAACAAAAGAAGGACAAAATTTACCTATTGAACATTGTATTTTTAAAACCGATGGTTGGTTTATTGATAAGAGAATTTCAGAAGTACTTCAAAGTCATGAATTACTTGAAACCGGTGTAATGATACATTATATTAATAAACCTACATTTGGGTCAACCGAACTAATGGAAAAACTAAGAAATATTAGTGGCGAACTTAAAATTGAAATTGTTGGTTTTGTAAGTAGTATTTGTGTTATAACTAATGCACTTATTTTGAAAACAGGTTTGTTTGACCGTGCTGATATCTCAGTTGATGCCAATTGTATTGCAGGTTTAAATGAATATAATAACAATGCTGCTATTGAGGTAATGAAATCTTGTCAAATTAAAATAAAAAATGAAGAAAATTAAAAAAAGTTGTTTTTTAAAAAATAAAAACGTATATTTGCAAAACATTTTTGATTATGGAAATTAAGATTGATTTAAATGAAGAAAGATTTTCTCAACTTTTAACTGATGAATTACAAAAGTTTACACCGGACGAAGTTCATCAAATTATTGGTGAAGGTATGAGAAAATATTTGGAAAATAGTGATAATTTTAAAGAAGTTTTTGTTAAAACACATGAAGATAGATGGGGGTATAAAAATGATAGTTATACACCATTGGTAGAACAAGTTATAAAAAAAATTGATTTTTCTCCAATTTTCCTTGACATTCAAAATAAAATTCTTGATTATTTTAAGAATGATGAGAATATTATGAGAATAGCGAAGAATGTTTTAGGAGACATAATAATTAAAGGACTAACGAAGTGTTTGTTTAGTGATGAAGTTTTTAGAGGTGAATTGGTTGGTGAAATAAGACAAAATATTTTTAATAAATAATTAATTAAATAAAAAAAAGATTTTATGAAGAAACTTTTTAGTATTATGATTGCACTTACCATAGGGATTATGGGATTTGCACAGAATTATGAAAGGACAGGCGCATGGGGTATGCCTTATTTTAATGTAACAGGTGGTGTGGTCACCCCACTCACATCACTTACAAGTTTTAGTGATGCTTTCAATGATGCACGACCTGTTGTTGCTGCTGAGATTGGTACATATGTAACACCTGTTTGGGGTTTCAGCGTTACCGGTGAAGGTATTATCAATAACCTTGGTACACATACTGCATTTGATGGTAGTAACGTTGTATTTAATGGTAAGGCCAATATTTCTAATCTTCTTGCAGGTTACAAGGGTTATCCACGTAGGGTTGAACTTGTTGTAGTTCCTGGTATTGGTTGGTCAAGACAGTATGGTTATGAGAATGAGATTTTTGACCGTGATTATCTTACTTATAATGCAAATGCTGAACTTAATATCAATATGGGTAAGGAAAGGGCTTGGCAGATTAATGTAAGGCCTGGTGTTATTTGGTCAATGTTTGACGGTGATTTTAATTTTGACAAGAGGCATGGTGCACTTAGACTTACCGCAGGTGTTACCTATAAGTTTAAGAATGGCCACACTAAGTCACACAACTTCAAGACCAATGACTATGCTGTATCACAGCATGATTATGATGTTCTTCTTGCAAGATATGAGGAACTTGCTAAGAGAGACCCTGTTGTTAAGGAAGTTGAGACCGTTGTTGAAAAGAAGGTTGTTGAGACCGTAGATGTTCCTACCTATTTCGGTGAGACCTTTATTACCTTCGATGTTAATAAGGCAGTTCTTAAGAAGAGTCAGAAGGCTATCCTTGATGAATTTGCTAAGAACATTACTGAGGAAACCATTGTTCATATTGTAGGTTCTGCTGATAGTGCAACCGGTACTGAGGCAAGAAACAATGAACTTGCTCATAAGAGGGCTGAGGTTGTCAGGGACTATCTTGTTTCAAAGAATGTTAAGGCTAACGGTATTCAGAATGACACTAAGATTGATGCAGGTACTTCTATTGAGACATCACGTTCTGCTGTTCTTACACTTGAACTTGTGGATGCTGACTAATTAACAGTGTTAAAAAAAGAAAAAGCCTTAGAGTTTATCTAAGGCTTTTTTTATATTCTTTTAATACTAAAAAGATGTGTTGTCAGCAAGTTGTTTAAGATACATTTTAAGTGCTTTTTCTAATGATGTCTTTGTTACGTACCTAAATGCTTCTCTTGCTTCCATTTTATTGATACCAGCGTTTTGTAATATTGACATGATATCATCTAACGACAAATACTCATCCGAAATATCATCAAGTAAACTCCACCAACCTCTTTTATAATCTTCATTGTTGTTATCAAAAAATTCTTCTTTTAAAACTTTTCTGATACTTTCTGAAACAATTCTATTAAGACGGTTTTCATATAAAGGTAATGATACAACTGATGCACCAAAGTCATCACCAAGATATTCATCAATGTATTCTTGTGCCTGTCTTGGTGTTTTGAATTTTGTTGCGTCTTCAGGAAATGATGTGAAGGTTGGCCCCCAACCGTTAGATTTTAAAAATTTCCCACCATATCCAATACCATAACTCTCATTAATATTTTTCTTTTTCTTTACTTTGTTTGGTAATCCTTTGTGTTTTGTTTCCGCAAAATCCTCAGCATCTTTTTTAGATATTGATTTTGCTATACTTTTTATCTCTGATGAGGGATTTTTTAACTCGCCTTTTTGATATGCATGTACCATACCAAATAATCTTTGTTGTGATTTACTTTTTGCCGGCATAATAATATTTTATTTTAACTCACTCTTATATAATAATTGGTTAGAAGTCTCAAGTATTTCGTCTAAAACAGCACAAGTATTGTCATATTCTTTTTTGTCAGAAATGCTGTTTTTAATATCACTTGTCATATCACATAATTCAGTCATAATTGATTTATAGTCTTCAGATGATGATGGTTTAGTATCATTAATAAGAAGTTTAATATCTCTGTTACTGACAAATGTTTCTGCCAAAGAATCTTCCCATTCGCATAAATCGTCAATGGTTTCATCTGTTACCATATGTAAGGCATATTCATTAGTATTCCAGTGAATTTCCCTAACAGGTTTTTGTGCATTATGTAAATATGATATTAAATTGACAATTTTATTGTCAATGTCTTCACTTCTATCTTCTTTTAATATTCTAACTATTGATTCAGCAATTAAACTATGTAATTGTTTTTCTGTTAACTTATATTGTGACATAATATTGTAAATTATTAATTGTTATTAATATAAATAGTATTATTATCAAATAAATTACTATAATCAAAAATTTCTTCCCATTCTCCCCTACTGTTTTTTTTCCACACTTTTTTAATGTTCCAACTTCCTCCTTCTTTTCTATAAATAACCTGTCCTAACTCTGACATAACATTTATTGTATGTGCTGTTTGAACATTGGTTAAACGGTATATATAATTAACGGTTGTTGAAGTAACACCTTCTTTAACTGTTTCTACTTCTTTTCGTTCAAGACTACCTGTTACATCAGTACCATTATCTGTTACGGAAACAGTATCTGTTGAGTTTTTAGGTACAATTGTAAGTCTATAATCATCACCAGGTAGTGCAACCATTTGACCGTTTGGATAAAGTTTACATTCAGTATTTGTTGTTGAAGTAACAAAATAATAAGTAACATCACCAAATATAAATATTAACGAATGAGATTGGTTAATATTATTTAAATCATATGTGTAATATTCAACAGTTGGTTCGAGTAATTCAATATTTGTAATTTTAAATTGTAAACTATCATTATTACTGTCTGTTGCTTCATCTTTTGCAAATTTAACATCTATAAAATGTTCTCCCTCTGATATTTCATATGTTAAAGTCTGTGCGTTTGCACTATTATAACTATTAGTGTTTAATCTAATTTGTTCAAGACCTGCATCTGTTGTGGTATCACCAGCATATTGTGAAGAGTTCCATGCAGAAGTACTGAGAGCAGTATCAACTTTACCAAATACACCAAAATCATAGGTTGCTTCTGCATAATTAATATATTGGAAAGTAACTAAACTTCTTACAGGTAAATCAAGTGTAATTCTTGCAACCGCAGCACTACTTCCAACACCACTATTGTTTGAAACATAATAACCGGTTGATTGATTATATACAAAACCATAAGTGGAAGTTATGTTTGTAATTGCAGATGTAGGTTCGGCTGTTCCGTGCTGAACTAATTGACTTGTGATATCTACACCATTATCCAAGGCCAACGTCAATTGTGGGTCAGAAGGTGTAATCGTTATTGTTTCACTTGTACCACTTTCAACTCTTGTTGTACCCTTTGATGGATTTGTTGTTGCATTGATTGATGATATAGTTATTGGGTAATATGTCTTTGTTTCATCTTCTTCAGGAGGAATTATTATATTTTCTGAAACAAGTACTGTATGGTCCGCAGATATGTTACTTACAGTATATTCATAATAAAATTGGTTTCCTTCTATTGGTATTGTATATTCAATATAACAAGTAGCACCGTTAATTGCGCCACCATAATAGCCCAATCTACATTTTAATTTTAAATTTGATAACTGTGCTACAGTAGGCAACGTTGTTGCTTCTAATGTCTGTGTTGAATTGGATGTACCAATTGATTTAAAATTAATTTCATTACTTATTGTTGTTGCAGTGCCTCCAAGTATAAGTTGTGCACACATATATTCATTGTTGTTGCTTGTGCTTTCCGCATGTCCATTTACTTGGCAATATAATCTTGTGATTGTGGCATTACTTGGGATATTACTAAACGTTAAATTGTATGTAAAAACTGCGATTGTACCATTTCCATTACTGTAATAGTTACTTGTGGTTTGTGTTGAGTTAACGCCTTTTCCTACAAGACCTTGAAAATAACTTGCACCTTGTCCATTAAAACCACCGCTAACTAATGTATATGTTCCTAAAACTGTTTCTGAAGAACCACTTGTTGTTTTTTGTCTAACAACTAATTGGTCGGTAACATCTGTTCCATTATCTTTAACAGCAATATCACCAACATTATCAGTTTCAATTTTAACAGTACCACTTCCACCCTCAAAAACTTCTTGTGAAGATGGTTCAACAGTTGCTAAATTTGTTTCACTTGAAGATGTGATTTCGTACATAGTACCATTAACAGAATAATTAACAACTAATGTTGCACCATAGAATGATACAGTCGAAGGTTCAGTAGCACCTGTACCTGTACTATTAAGTCTTGTAATATATATTCTAACTTTACAGTTATTTAATTCCTCTCTTGTCCATGTACCAACAGTTAATCTATGTGTAGAAGGTGAAGTATTATTACCTGATATTGTTGTAGCACTTCCTTTTGGCGTTGTACCTGCACATAACTGTACTTGTCTTGTATTATAGTAATTAGTACCCTGAGTGCCGCACTTAACAGCACATGCTACTGAGTTTATTGTTGCTGTTTGTGGTATGCTTGAACAATCAAAATTATAATAAAAGTAACTTGCTGCTGATTGTCCAGTATTGGTATAAAATGCGGCTCTCGTTGTTGAACCACTATCAGTAAAACCATTACTTATGACATTCCCATTGTATATACCATCAATTGCAGTACTTCCATCATTGTAATTTGATGCATATGATGAATTAACACTATCAAAAGAAGATGGATAAAATGTTGCAGCACTTTGTATGTTAATTAGTCTACTCATATAAATTTAAAATCTTTTATAATATAAATAGTTGTATTTAGTTATTATCCCCAAACATACGGTTTATTAGTTTGAATTAAATTACTTAAATCCGTTTGCTTAACCCAAGTATTATCAATTTTTTTATATACATTCTTATAAGGAACCCAAGAACTCCCCTCTTTTTTATATGCTTTTTTTTCATCGGTTTCACCATCATCATATTCGTATGTTACGGTTACATCGGCTCCATAAATATAAAAATATAAACTATAATTTGCTTGAGTACTATTATTAGACCTTTTCGCATACCATCTAATCATGAAATCTTGTAAACTTTCCCTGGTAAATCCACCATTTCCTAAATCCAAAGTAATTGTTTGGTTTGAAGCTGTTAAGTTAATACTATAACCTTTAGCAGTATCTCCAATATATCCCCTAACTTGGCGAAAACTTAATCTATTTGCAGTTCCTGAACATCTACCCTTTGTTCTTGCGACAACAGATGTTATGTTTGCATTTGCTGGTATAGAAGAAAAGTCAAAAGTGAGATAAAAGAATGTTTCAGCATTAACACCCCTAACAAGATATACAGTTGTATAATTTGTTGAATCAGCGTCATCTAAAAACCTACTTGGATTAACCAAGTCTTGATAATAAACAGACCTACTACTGTCATAACCAACCGGTACAAACTTTGTTGTTGCTGTAATAATAGCCATGTAATACTAATTTTAAAAATAATATCCCTTCCTTTTTGTTAGGAAGGGATAACCTTTATTATATCATTATTAAGATGTTTGTAAATAGATATCACCATTGTTTCCTTGTGAATTGTCAGGTGTACCACTACCCGTATAAATTGTAACAGGTGTTATCCAAACTAACTGACCTGAACTATTTACTGAAAGGATTTTACCACTATCAGATGCTGAATACGTTGGAACAGTTGCACCTGTTATATTTAATTTATTACTTGAAATTGTTGCACTGTTGGTTGTTCCTGATGTAAACGTTACACCTGTTATCCTATTGTTATAAGCAGTATTCCAATTGGTTTTTTGTGCTGCTGTAACATGTATATTACTGTTATTTGTATGTGCAGTAACATTTGTATATGCAGTAGCACCTGAACTTGCATTGTTTCTAATTGTAGTTAAATCAGAAATAGCATCTTGTTTTTCATTCCAAGTAGCCGTTTGTGCGGTTGTAACGTGAATATTTGTATTACCTGTATGCGCAGTAAAATTAGCCTGTGTAGCATAATTACTTAACTTCCTTGTAGTACCATCTGCAACATTATCAAGTGTAGTACCTGTTGGTAATGCGCCTACTTCACTTGCTGTATAGGTTGGTTTGGATGCTGCTTTAGCCCATGAAGGAACAGTAGGGTCAGTTTCTGTATAACCGGTAATGTAACCTGCATCATTAGTAAAAGCAGTGTTAGATGTAGGCACTGTTGGAATTGTTGGCTTATTTAAAATTTGTGCCAAACCGCTTGTTGCGTTCCAATCAGCTTGAACATTACTTACCTTAGCATCCCAAGCAGCAGTTTGTGCTGTTGTAACGTGAATATTTGTATTACCTGTATGTGCTGTAAAATTAGCCTGTGTAGCATAATTACTATGTGTATGGCTTGTAAGTGAATAATTGCTTAACTTCCTTGTAGTACCATCTGCAATTTCATCAAGTGTAGTACCTGTTGGTAATGCACCAACTTCACTTGCAGTATAGGTTGGTTTTGTGCTCCCTGTTGCCCATGAAGGTATTGTTGGAATATCATCTAATAAAGCAAAAGTACCTGTTTTACTTGGTAATGTAAAAGTATAACTTCCTTTAACAATATTACCGCCTGTTTCCAAATCGCCTGTTGCTTTAATTTTACCTTGGTTTTCTAACAATCCATTAGCATATAATTTTAATCTGTCATTATTACTATAAAAACCAATATTTAAATAATTGTTGGTTGAACTGTCACCAACAAAACCAAAATCAAAGTGTATTGAGTTATTACTACTAAGTGCTTTACCGCCATCAATAAAAACAAACCTATTATTAGCAGCCATGTTAGGTATGGTAAATCTCAAACCATGTCCAACGTCACCACCACCATAATTTCCTGACCATGCTTCGCTTTTGTTCATTGCAATGGCAGTTGTGAACGTTTTTTTAGCTGTTATGTTTTGTTCAGTATTAGTTGTAACATAATCACTTAATTTCCTTGTAGTGCCATCTGCAACATTATCAAGTGTAGTACCTGTTGGTAATGCACCAACTTCAGAAGCAGTATATGTAGGTTTAGTTGTTGCTGTTGCCCATGAAGGTATTGTTAAACCCTTTGTTAAAGTAATTTGGTGGTTATTGACACTGATATTAGTAACAACATTACCATTACCACTTGTTGTACCTGTGCTTAGTTGTGTTTCAGTAAAACTTGTCAGTACTGTTCCAAGGTTAGCAACATAATTAGAAACGCTTACCGCATTACCATTCATTGTGATACCGGTAATACCATTAACGGTTCCACCTGTTCCACCGCCACCTGCACTTATCCATGCTTTAACTTGGTCATCAGATGAAAAAGTAACAATTTCGTTATTATCATTTTTAATCGAAATTTTTTCCACACCGTCATGGAAATTCAAAGCCAATTCACCTTCTTCAAGTTGTGTTGTTGTTGGTAATTTTGCTTCACCATTAACTAGTGAGTTACTTCTTAATAGTAAATATTTACCTATTCTTTCTATACTTGCCATTATATATTAATTTAAATTAGTTATTCTCTTAATCGCATTCACATGTATTTTAGCAATAACTTCTCTTCCTAAATCTGATTGTAAAAATGATGCATCTATTTTATTATCCTGAAACAAATTTTCTGTTAATATTGCCGGACAAATTGTTTTATATATAACAGTAAAATTAGCCTCATAATCAGGGTCACCATCTGTCATATCTTTTCTTAATGTCATATTATATTTGGGCAATAATTTATTTGCCTCTTCCCAAAAAATAGTTGCAATTTCATCCGATTTAGTAACACCTTTTGTTGTATAAACACTCCATCCTCTTGCATTCATCCATTTATCACCCATACCTGCTGCGTTTGCATGAACAGAAATAAAAACACAATTATTTTTTCCATACCTATTGCAATAACTGTTGGCTCTATTGGCTCTTGTGGAAAGTGCAATATCCTCTTTAACTTCAGGTACTAAAATATGATATTTAATTCCAAGTTTATTTAATTCAAGTGCAATACGTCTAACAATATCTCTTGCGAATTCATATTCATAAAACCTTGAACCATCATCAAATAAAGGGGACATTTTCCCCTGCGTTGATTGCGCGTGTCCATTATCTAAAAGGATTACTTTACCATTATATTTGGATGTCATGTTAATGTTACTACTATTGTTGTTATTAAAAATATCATTATTTTCTGTATCAATAGTATTATCTTCTTGTGTTATAATTGTTTCAGTATTTTCTTTTTTCTTAAAAATACTGACAAAAAGATTTAATATTGTTTGTAATAATGACATATAAACATTTTCTTTATAAATAGTTTTTAATATTGTTTTATTCAGTTAATTTCTTTTATTTATTTTTGGGGGTTTAAATTTTATTTTGTATATTTGTAAAAAAGTAGTAATGGGTGTTATTAAAAATAAAATACACTATACAGAAGAATTAATACAAAAAAGATTAAGTAATAATTTTATGTCACCGAACAGCATAAAATTTTTAGCCGAAAATCTTTACATATATGGATGGGAATCAGATTTATGGTTAATGACAAAATCAGATGTAACTTATGAATTTGAAATTAAAATTTCAAAAGCAGATTTTAAAAATGATTTTAAACATAAAACCAAAAAACATCAACTATTTGAAGAGAAATACAAAAACAAAGAAATTTACACACCAGGTTATTACGAGTTGTTAGATAGATATAAGAAAAGGAATATAAACGAAGATATATATTTATTTGAAAAATATGTTGAAGAACATCCTTCACAATTTAAATATGATGAAATCATGCTACCAACATATTTTTACTATGCTGTACCTGAGGACATGATAAAAGAAGATGATGTTCCTGAATATGCAGGTTTAATTTATATGCTTAATTATTATCCATATCATAAAATAATTAAACAAGCACCCAAATTAACAAATAAGAAAAACACTATTGAGGGACTTAATTTAACAGAAAAATTTTATTATAATTATAGAGATTGGAGACTTAAAGCATGTGATGAAAAAGAAAATACAAATAAAGTTAAGGAATTATTAAATGAAGTAACAGATAAACCTGATGAAGAAAAAATATCTTATATTGATTTAAAGAAAAAATATGAGAAAGAAAAAGAAAAATATGAATATTGGTACGAATGTTGGAAAAATAAACAAAAAGAGGTTGATTATTTAGATAAAATATGTAAAGAAAATAGTCATTATATTAGAAAATTGATTAGGCTATTACAAGAAAACAAAATTGATTATAAACACATTGATGATGAAGAATAAAATAACATTTGCTATTGATTGTGATGAGGTTCTTAGGGCTTTGTTAAATAATATGTTATCATTATACAATAAAGAGTTTAATGACAATTTAAAATATGATGATATAACTGATTTTGTTGTCGAAAATTCTTTTCCGAAAATTAAAACGGAAACAGGAATGACAGCATCTAATTGGTTTTTCCAAGAACATAGTACTGAACTGTTTTTGAATTCAGAAGCACTACCTAAAATAAAAGAAGCCATTGAAATACTTAAACAATATGGTGATGTGATAATTGTCACTTACCAAAAATCATATACTAATAAAAAAGATACATTGGAATGGTTGGAAAAACAAAATATTATTCCTGATGGAATTTGTTTTTTAAAAGACAAAACCATATTACACCCAACATATTTTATTGATGATAATGATTGGAATTTTGAAGGTTGTAATGCTGATTATGGTGTGTTAATTGATGCACCATATAATAAAGAAATTACCTTATCTGATTTACGTTTAAAAAGTAATTGCAAAAACATATTCAGATATAAAACATTATATGATTTTGCTGTTGATAGTAAAGAAATAATTGAATATAAAAACTGTTTTTGATATGAAAAATTTTAATATTAAAGAAGAATTTTTAAAGAAATATGGTGATGATAATAGTAATTATGTGCCATATGAACCAGATTTTGTTAACAACGATGATAGTGTAAAACCAATTTGGTATTATCTTGATACCGAAGAAGGTAAAAGACAAATGTTAGATGAAATTAACACAATTATGGATTTTATTGAGTTTGACAAAATTCATGACACAATGGTTACACTTAATTGGAAATGGTCATTAATAGACCCTAACAACCCACCATCCGTAACAATAATTAAAGAACAACTTTTAAATTTGTTATGTGAATTATTTGAAGATGGTAGTAATAAAGAAAAAAACGAAAACGGAAAAAGATATAAAATAAGCACAGGTGGATTTACTGTTGGTTTTGAATGTTATGCACCTGAGGACAATGAGCCTGATGATTTTGCACATTGTGTTAATGTGCATGTTGATTTTGCAATTGAAAGTTATGACTCTCTTTGTTAAATGAAAGAAATAATTTATAAAGGTAATTTAGTAGATAGTTCTGCTGAAATTATATGCCATCAGTGTAATTGTTATGGTGGTTTTGGTGCAGGTGTTGCCAAAACAATAAGAGATACTTATCCAAGAGTTTATGAGCAATACAAAAAAGCAGTTGAAAACAAATTAATTAAACTTGGTATGTGTCAAATTGTTAAAACACATCCTGGTTTTAATGATAATAGGTTAGTAGCAAATTTGTTCGGACAAGAAACATATGGTAGTGAAAAGAAAAGATATACTAACTATGAAGGTATTTATGTAGCACTTGAAAAATTGGCATCCTATTGTCAAGAACATAAAATAAAAAGTGTTGCTTTTCCTTGGAAAATGTCATGCGGTTTAGCAGGTGCTGAATGGTTGGTTATTAATACAATGATTGAAACTGTTTTTAAAAATAATGAAGATATTATTATAGAATATTGGAGATATAATGATTAATGTCATAAACATAAATGATGAAAAGCCAACAGATGGAATATATTTTTATGTCGGCAGAGGTAGTGCTTTAGGTAATCCCTATACACATTTGGATAAAAACAAAACACTTGCTCTTTTTCAATGTGAAGATAGAGAAGAAGCGATAGAAAAATATAGTGAATATTTTGATGTAATGTATGGTCATAATAAAGAATTTACTGATGCTGTTGACGAAATATATAAACACTATAAAAATGGTGATAATATATATCTTGGTTGTTTTTGCAAACCTAAAAGTTGCCATGGTGATATTATAAAAAGAAAATTAGAACAAAAACTAATAAAGGAAAAAATAAAAACAATTAAAAATAACAAAAGATAATTTAATTATAATATACAAAAACATTAAGATAATGGGACAAATGGAACACAGACAAAAAATAAAAAAAAGATACACCGAAGAAATTTTAGATAGATTGAAAGAAGAAGGTTCTGATTATTTTAGTTATTCAATTGATGGCGCTTATTGCGAAGGATACAATATTGTTTTGGATGCAGCAGAAGCGGTTTTGTCTAGAGAGGACTATAAAAAAATAATTGATTGGTTAGATGAACATGACTGCTGATGAAAAAAGATTTACTGCTGCTGTAAATGCAATGCAAGGTATTTTGGAAAGTGGTACATTTGGTACTGCATTGGAGGCTGCACCAAAAATTGTTGCTAAGTTATCTGTTAGAATGGCAGATGCATTATTAAAAGAATTAGAAAAGGAGGAAGAAGATGCCACTAAGAAATGAAGATAAATATAGAGTAAAGGTTATTGGGGAACCACAGGAAGTAACTGATATTAGAAATAAAATATTGGATACTTTTGATAATTTGGTTTTTATTGATGAAGGCCATAAGTATTTTTTGGGTGATAAAGAATTAATTTCAGTTTCATCATTTGTTTCACAATTTGAGGAAGAATTTGATTCAGTACAAAAAGCAATTGCCTATGCTGAAAAAAACGGTGAAACACCTGAATATTGGTTAGACCAATGGAAATTCACAAATTTGAAAGCAACGGTTTCAGGTACATTGGTACATAGCTACGGTGAATCACTTGCTTGGCTCCATATGGGTCATCCTGAAAATATTACTGATGATAACAAATGTAAATACATTGCTGATAAAAATTGGTTAATACCAACAAGAATTAAGGAAGAAGCGGCTTTAAAATTTTGGAATGAGTTTCCTGAAAATATGTGGGTTGTTTTACCTGAAACAAAAGTTTATACAAGTGCTAACCCAAATATACAGTATACTAAAAATTTTGCAGGTACATTTGATTTATTGGTTTATTTTAAACATCCAACGGATGATAGTAAAAGCGGTTTAATTATTATGGATTGGAAAACCAATAGGGAATTATATAAAGAGTTTTCAAGAACCAATCATAAAATGTTATATTATCCATTTAATGATTTATATGATGAACCTTTTGGTGGTTATACAATACAATTATCAGCATACCATTTATGCCTTAAAGATATTGGACTAAAAGTTTTGGGTAGAAGAATTATTTGGCTTAAAGATGATGGTACATATGAAATAATACCAACAACAGATAAAACAGAAATAATAAATAATATAATTAAATAAGTTTATACCATGGACGATAGAAATTTAATTAACAAAATGAACAAAAACATTAAAAAAATTAAAGTTAACAAAATTAATAATAATCCTACAACAACAGCATCTGTTACTAAAACAAATGATTGGGACAAAACTTGGCTACATGAAGACACATTAACAGTACCTAATGAACCAATAGAGTTGGATTTCGATGATAAACCAATAGATGTTGATACTTTAAATCCACACACAATAACGGATTTCCAAGATAATTGTCAGGTTTTACCGGAAACATATTCGATACCCAATTATTATACATATCCGTACAATTATCCGACATATCCATATATTTATCCACATAACAAAAAACATGAAGCAAAACTATGTTTTGATACCATAGATGATGTTTTTATTTATTCAGATGATATTGAATGTTTTAATTTGTGGCAAAATAAATTGAAACTTACTTTAAAGCCTAAACATGGTGATATCTATCATGAAAAGTTTAATAAAACTAATAGAAAATTTTATAATATTAAAACCTATATTGTTGTGGATTATTGCTATAATTTTATTGGTGATGAAATAACTGTTGATTCATATACTTTATATTGTAATAACTGTGGTGAAATAGAAATAACTTTAGATTTAACAATTAACAAACATGAAAGAAGATAGTCAATACATTGTAGTAAAAGAAATTCCACTTAGAGAAGGTGGAAATATTAGAGTAAATACAGATATTTATAGAATGCATGGTAATTACTATATGGACGGTGGTCTATTACCACCTGCTTACCAACAAGATTTTGACCAACTAATTGAAAATGAAGAAAAAAATGGTTGGAAATATCTTAGACCTAATAATAAAATCGTTGGAAAAAATATTATTTAAAAAAAATCCCTCCTAATTTTAGGAGGGATTTTTTAATATTTATATTTAGTTTGGTTGTTGTGTTATATTTATATCATCTTCTTGCATAGACGCTGTTTGAGATAATACACGGCTACTACGAACAAAAACAGTTGTCCAACCTTCCACCTTTACTTGTGAAATTGTTGTACCGCCCTCTCCGTCATCATAATCATCTACTTCAATTTTACCAAATTCATCACAGTGTCCTGTCATGTAGAAACTAGCCCTATACGTTTCTGGTAGATTAGAACCTTCAGTTATAGTTACTTGATAGTCAACAGAACATGACCATTGTACACCTGTAGTGGCTTCCGAAGTATCAAAATTTAAATTAATACCCCAGAATCCACCCTGAGGGCTATAAAAAGATGGAGTTAAAGTAGGATATATAATTTCTTGTGATGCGCCTGAATAATAGAAATCAATACTATCAGTGCAAGTACCATTTGGTGTACTAAACACATATGTACCATAATCTTTAACACCACTAACTGACCCTGATGGTAAATCTGCGCCAAATTCATATGTATATGTGGAACCGGTATGAGAATTTAATGAAACAGTTATACCACTGTTACCATTTTGCCAATCACCATTAGGTTCAGTAGCCGAAATCATTTCAGTTTGTGCTGAATATGTTGATGTATAAGCACTATATACATAATAGTTTGTTGTGGAAGTAACAGAAACTAATGCTTGCATTTGTCCAGGTTTAAATGTATAACTACTTGGATATACATCTAAACTACATGAAAGTGGTTCTGTTCTACCTGTTTCAACAATTTGATTGGCTTCTTGATATATTGTTATAGAATCGGACACATTTGAATCATGAGTTGCAGTTGCAATTAATTCAAGTGATTGTTGTTGTGTAATTGTATCTTCAAGATGATTGGCAACCACTCTCTGTGATGAATCATCATAATATAGACTATTGCCAACACTTGTGCCTGTTGTAATATTGGTGTTATTCTCACTAAAACTAACCCAATCACCTGTAATTGTTTCATCAATATGTACATAATCAGTGTCATATGTTGTACTTGTGCCTGATGCTTCTGATGTATAATAATCAATCCAATCATAACCCATCTCTACCTCATATGTTGATGTGACTGATGAAGTAATACATTTTTCGCCAGTTTCTGTTGCACTTACTGAAATAGTTGAGTTATCATTTAATGTGTGTCCATTAGCCTTAAAATCGGTTTCACTTGCCGTTATGTCAATTGAAATATTTCTATATTCTTCACTTGTTGAGTTTGTCACTGCTGAAACAAATGTTCGACTAACCTCATATTCAGCTGTCTTAGTCCAACTTTCAAGTTTGTTTTGGTTTTGACTAAATTGAATATTTACTTTTATTGAATTATCATGTTCAGCATAAAAATATAATAATCCACTTCGTGTGTTACCTGTTACAATACCTCTGTTTTGTGCAGTTGCATGTTCATTACTATTATTATAAGATAACCAGCTTTGACTACTACCTGAATATTGTGCTTTTTGTGAATAAGTTGTTACTGAACCTGTCACAACATTAGTGTCAGTCCATGTGTTACTTGTTATAGAATCAGTGTGTTCACCTGATGTATATGTAATAGTAAATGCACTTGTACCTGTTACAGAAAGTGTGGTTGTTGTTATATCATAGGTGTGTCCTGTTTCAGTTGCTCTTGCTTGAATATAATTGTTTCCACTATATCCTGCATTTGTATTAGTACCTTTTGCTGTAAAAGATGTACCACCAGTTGTTGCTGTTGTTATTCCAATGTCTTGATAGAATGATTGTATGTCAGTATTAGTAACAGTACTGTTTGTTTCACCACTAACATATACCGGTGCACCTGCAACGTTTGCTTCCTGTGTAAAGGTAATATTAGGAATATCATAAGTATAAGTCTGTCCTGAAAAAGTATAGTTTACTTTATCAATAACAGCAACTGTTTGTGAATTTCCTGTTGTTGTGCCTCTACTTGCTGCACCAATATTATATGTTCCGTTAACAGCACCACCGTTAGATGTTGTAACATCAAGACTTGTAATATGGTTTAAACCACTTTCAGTTTTTGCAACAGTTCTTGTTGTATTATCAAAACTATTAGCAATAATTTCATTATAATTAATAACAAAATTGCTTGGTGTACTATATTGTGAAGTGGTTGAAGCATTACCGTTTGCCAAGAAATCAGTATCAGAATATGTTAATTCAACTGATGTTGGAACAAGACTTTGTACTGTTTCTGTATAAGCAACATTTGTTGGCATTACATAGGTTATGTTATATCTAATATGTGCATCAGCATCCAAATAACTTGGTGTACCACTAATATTTGTTGTATTAATTTGTGTACCTACGGCTGTTGTAAATGGTGTTTGAACAAAATTTCCATTATTAACTGTGGTATTAAATTGATTTCCACCATAAGAAATTGTAATTGGGAAATTTAGTGATGAATTACTTGTACTTGTTTTAATATACCAAGTTCCACCATTATTTTGTTTCATATCAAGGTTAACAGTAATATTTTGTTCAACAGTAGGTATTGCTTCTTGTGTAACAGTAATAGTTTTAACTATAGGACTGCCGTTTGAACCATTATGTGTTGTTGTAACAGTAATGGTTGCTGTCCTATCTTCTGTACCTGTATTTTCTGTCATTGAGAAAGTACCTGTTGTTGGGTTATAAGTTAACCAATCACTACCTGAAGTAACATCTAATGTATAAGTATCATTAGTATCAATTGCACCAATAATATTATTGGTAGGGTCACCTGCATTTTTTGAAACTGTTATATTCGAAGTATTAAGATAAGCAACTTTGGCAGGTCTTGTTATTGTTGCAGTTGTACTTAAACCAGGACCAACAGTACCTGTTGTTTGTAAGTTTAATGTATATGTTTCATCATTCCATGATGGTTCAGGTAATGTGAAAGTAACATTACCATTGTTAACCACAATATTGGTTATACCTTGACTTGCAGGTGTAGCATTAATTACATTATAATTTGAAGAATATGTGGTACTGCCTGTTGTTGAAGCACTACTTACATTAACATTTGCAACATTAAGATATGGGTATAATTCATATTGATATGTATATACTTTTTGGTCAATGTTATCAGAAGCATCATAATCACTTGTTTTTGCCGTAACAGATATGCTTACAGTCGTTGCTGTATTTGCTGTTGTAAGCGTTTGCGCTGTATAAGAGATGGTTTCATTATTATTTAAACCAAGTGTTTTAGATAATTCAAATTGTGAAGATTCTTCAAACGCATAACCTATATCATTGGTTTTAACTAAAATACTTCCAACTTCTCCATTATATGGTATTACATTTGCATCAGCACCATTTCTTGTGAATGTAATATACGATTGTGCTGCCTGTGTTAATGTAATTGTTCTTTTAATTGTACTATCACTTGTATTAGTAAGAACAATCTTAATTGTTTTAGATGAACCGGTGTCAGTGTTTTTGGGGTAATTTATTGTTAAAGCAGTTTCAACTACATTGGTGTCTGTTATTGCAGTAACATTAGTTGTACCACCTGTAATAGCAAGTGTCCATCCTCCACGAGATTTAATTGTATAACTGCTAATTGTGCTACGGAAAGCAACATTTTCATTAACATCAGCATCATTATTGTTTATTCTAATGTAAGGAACAATACCATCTTGTGTAACATAAAGTGTTGCTGTATATCTATCATCAACGGTTTTAATTACAATACTACCTGTTTTTTCAGAAGTACCTTCATTTACACTTGCTGTTAATGTAACGGATGTTTCTCCTTTCCCACCACTTGTAACACTTGCTGTTATCCATGATGGGCTTGAAACAATGTTCCATTCTTTACTTGATGTTACGGAAAAACTATCAGTACCACCATCTTCACTGAATGATGATACATTGACGGTTTCACCATATTTGTTTCCGTTATATGTTAAATAAAAATATGAAAAAAGTAATCTTCTTCTTGCCATAATTTATATCCTTTCGAATGTAATTTTTTATTTTTTAATTAAATTATATCCTATTGGATGTAATTTTACGAAGTAATAATATAAACAGTATAAGTACCACCATTATTGGTAATAAGTGCATTTAATTCACCAATACCATTTCCTTCAACAGTGAAAGTTGTACCGTTGGTTGTTTTTACTCTACTATCACTTGCAATTGTAATTGCAATATTTGAAGAACTGCTGTTCTGTATAAGCAAATGTCCTTCTCTTACTGCACCATTAGGTATTGAAACTAAACCTGTAGATGAGATTGTTAAAGTTGCATTTGCTCCAATTGTTGCAACTGTAAGGAAATTTTCAAAAGTAAGATTACTTAAACTTGTTACTGTTGTAAAAGTCTTGTATGTATTCATGGCAACTGCATTGCCTGAAAAATCAGTTACAGCACTACCTTTTACTTCACCACTTAATGATAATGTTACATTGTGGTCTAATTTCTTTGCTGCATTAGAAGTATCAGCAGAAGTAATATAGTGATAATTTTCTATTTGTGTTTTTGCATCACCTGAAGTGATATAATGATAATTCTCTACCTGTGTTTTAACATTACCTGAAGTAGTATAGTGATAATTCTCAATCTGAGTTTTTGCATCACCACTTGTTATATAATGCTTATTATCAATATCATTTTTGGTATAATATTGACTTGGGTCAAACGTGCCTGATTGAGAAATTTTATCGTCAACTTCTTGTTTGGTATATGTGTTGTTATTTAACTTGGAAATAGCATCATGAACACTATCATTTGCTGCAATTGCACCTGATAATGATGAAAGACTCTCATCCATTTTAACATTCTTAGCACCGTTGACCTTTATCTTTGTGCCATTTGCTTTTGACATCCATAAACCAGGGTTGTCATTATTGTTGTTTAAAACAAGTTCACCTGTATAAAGTGTACTATCAAATAATGCTGAAACACCACTTTCTTGTACTGTGTTTTTATTATATAAAATTCTACCCATATTTTAATTATTTTTTAAACAATATTTTTCTTATAAATAGTCATTGGAAACAAAAAAAATGGTAGATAATTACTTATCTACCATAAAAACTGAAAATCAGAAAAGGGATTCGGTAACATAAAAATATATCCTCAATTTCTATCCGTTTTCATATAAATAATTTCTTATTATAGAAAAACTGAAAAAGTAAATATTTTTTTTAAGATACTAACGGTTCAGAAGAATATTCATAATCAATAGTCCAACCTGTTGGAATACCATTTACATTGTCTACTTGCCATGCAACATTACTATCATAAGCAACAAATGTACCTGATGCAGCCACACCATTTACCCAATTTTGAGTACAATTAGTTGCTGAAATATTAGTTGCAAGACATTTAATATAATTTAAATTTGTACAGTTTCTAAACATACTATCGTAACAATTCGAAACCAATGTTGTGGCCGGTAATTCAGGGGCTTGGGTTAAACTTGAACAACCTTGGAACATATATTGATAACAATTATTTGCTCCTGATAAGTTAGTTGCAGGTAATTCCGGTGCTGTTGTTAATGATGTACAACCATCGAACATATACTCATAACAATAAGGTGCTAATGTAGTAGCAGGTAATGCAGGTGCTTGGGTTAATGAAGTACAGCCATAGAACATACTACCATAACAATCATTTGCTAAAGTAGTTGCAGGTAATTCAGGTGCTGTTGTTAATGAAATACAACCATTGAACATAGTACTATAACAATTATCCGCTAATGTAGTAGCAGGTAATTCAGGTGCTGTTGTTAATGACGTACATCCTTGGAACATACATTCATAACAATAAGGTGCTAATGTAGTTGCCGGTAATTCAGGCGCTGTTGTCAATGATGTACATCCATTGAACATTTCATAATAACAATCATTTGCTAAAGTAGTTGCAGGTAATTCAGGTGCTGTTGTTAATGAAATACAACCATTGAACATATTGTCATAACAATAACTTGTTAATGTAGTAGCAGGTAAAATTAGTTTAGAAGCATCAGTTAAGCCAGTACAATCATAAAATAATTTATAAAATGTATAAGCACTTGATAATGTGTTCATTGTTGTAAAGTTAGTACTATCAAGCAATGACATTATATTACCCTTAACACTAAATTGTGCTGTGCTACCATTAAACGTATTATCGTCAATATCATAACTTGTATAAGTAGTATTATTTCCTCTGAACTGAATAGTATCACCACTAACAACAGGTATTGTTGTACCACCTGTTGTTGATGTTATCTCAGTCCATTCACCATCATTTAACTTATATTCCAAAGTAACAGTATAGGCGGTATTACTTGCTTTCCATACAATATTGCCATCACCTGTTATTTCAAATGTTAATGGAGTTTCTTCCAATGTTTTATTAAAGTTAACCTCATCATTTTCTTCTGTTAATGATGTCCATGGTTCTTCATAATGATTTTCTCTCATATCATTATATTCAGTTACTGAATCAAAATAATGAATATATTTTCCCATAATTAAAATATTTATTTTATTTTTTTATAATTTCAATACTATTATTTAACAATAAATAGTTGTTTAAAAGATAAAAACATTTTCTTTGTTAATTATAGTTATTTTTTATATATTTGTATAAAAATATTGAAAAATGACTGATTTAGAAATATATAAGCAAATAGGTGGAGAAAATTTTGTTCCATCAAAAGCACAAGAAGAAATATTTGAATTTGTAAAACATGGTATTGGAAATGGTTCAGTTGAATCAAGAGCCGGTAGTGGAAAATCGAAGACAATTGAATTGGCTTGTCATTTTATACCATCAAATAAAACGGTTTTAGTATTAGCATATAATGTTCATATTGCGACCCATTTAAGGGCAAAACTTTGTTCATTAAAAAATGTAACAGTATTAACATATCATAGTTTAGGCTATAAATTAATTAAGTCATTTAATAACAAAGTTGAGTTAGATGAAAAAAAATACATTAAATATATTAACAGTCATATTGAATATTTATGCCCTGATTTCAACACATTTTCAAATGCGGATAAAGGTAGATATATCAAAAACATAGAAAAATTATTGGATTATTCTCGTTATAATCTGATGCAGTCAGAAAAGGAAATTGCAAAAATGGCAATTAAATACGGTATTAAAGTATTTTCCAATGAATGTCAAGCAGTGAGAAAAATAATGAAATGGGGTTGTGAAAACAATGATTTTGTTGATTATCAAGATATGATATGGTTACCTTATGAATTAGGTATCATTAACAAATATTTGAAATTTGATATGATTTTTATTGATGAAGCACAAGATTCTTCATTGGCACAGCAGCATTTAATTGACATGTGCATGAAAAGAAATACAAGATTTTTATTATTTGGCGATTCACAGCAAATGATTAATGCATGGGCAGGAAGTGATGAAGAAGCCTTTACACATTTTAATAATAGACCAAATGTTAAAAAATTCAAATTAACCACATCATATAGATGTTCCAAAAAGGTTGCTGATTTAGCAAAAACGATTGTTCCTGATTTTGAAGCATATGAAAAGGCAATTGATGGTGAAATTAATTATAATGTTCCATTAAATAACATTAAGCCAGGTGATATGGTATTGTGTAGATTAACATCACCATTAATCAAATTATACTTAAATTTAATGAAAGAAGGTAAACCTGTTTATATAAAAGGTATTGAAATAGGTAACAATATTATTGAAACTGTTGATTCATACAAAACCAATGATTTAAATGTTGTAATTAATAGTCTTAAAAAAAATTTGATTACAAAATGGGAGGAAATTGCTGAGATTTATAAAACAGACCTGAAATCAGTTGTAGGCGAATCTGATGTTGTTACATTATATGATGAAATATTGACATTAGAATTATTATCTGATGGTATTAGTTCAGTTGATGATTTGGAAGAATATGTTAATGAAATATTTGTAACAAAAACAAAAGAAATAGGTATTGATGATGATAAATATATACATCTTTCAACTGTACATAGGGCAAAAGGTTTGGAAGCAAATAATGTTTTTATATTATGTCCTTCACTGTTACCAAATAAATTAGCAAAAAAAGATTGGGAAATAATTTCAGAAAAAAATTTGGTTTATGTTGCTTGGACAAGAGCCAAAAAAACATTGAATTTTATCAGTGAAAAAGAATTTCCTCCAGAAAAAAGTTATTCAGGTAATGATAGCCTTTATAATGAATTTTTAAAAATTAAAGAAGATGTCGAAAAAAAATAGATTCACCAAACCTGATACACTATATTCTGTTATTGAATTTGACGATGAAGAAAACACCAGAAAAAGTTATAGTTGTATAATAAACAATTTACAATATTATAGGGGTGAAGCCAATGATTTTGTAGAAGATAAAAATGATATATCTAGTATATTGTTACGACCTTGTGTTGATATGTGGAAGTTATATATTGATGATGAAAATCCTTGGCCCAATAATACAACCTATGATTTTGAAAAAATTTAAAATGATTTGTTTTTTTAAAATAATGTTAGTATATTTGCAAAAGAAAGTTTAAAAATATTATTATATGAAAGAAAGTAATTTTAAAAATCTATTGATGGATAAATCAATGTCATCAATTTACAATGAGGTTGATGGTTTGTCCCTGCAAAATTTATTTTTTGTTAAAAACGGTTATTTCCCTAACTGCTATATGTTTACAAAAAACTATAAGGGAAATGATAATTTTTTTGATGTTAAAAAATTGTTTGATTATTTTATAGAAACATATGATGAGACTGAAATGGAATATATTCAGTATATAACACATAATATTGACACTAAAGAAGATTCAATGGGTTTTTGCGTTGTTCTTCTAAAACAAAATCTTTTTGCAAGATTTGAAAAGCAGGTCAATGAGTGTTATATTCTTTACGGAAATAATAACACTGAAAATCTTGTCAATTTAGTAAATACACTTAATGACTTTTATGTTGCACCTGATGAAGAAAAGGGTAATATATGGAAAATTGCACAAACACAAGCAGGTTTCTGTTTACAGAAAGGTAAGATTAAGGAAGTAAAGAATTTTTCAATTGAAAGACAATATAATGATGATTTTGTCCACGAAGACGAAAAGATTAAGAAATTTATTGAAGATAAAGATAAGAGTGGCCTTGTAATTCTTCATGGTGAAAAAGGTACAGGAAAAACAACCTACATTAGAAATCTTATTAATACTAATCCAAGTAGAAAATTTGTTTATGTTACCCCTGACCTTGTGGAAATGTTAGGACAACCAGCATTTACTTCATTCCTTAATACTCTTAGTGACCATATAATTATTCTTGAAGATTGCGAAAACGTTATTAGGGATAGAAGAACCACAGGTATGACCTCAGGCGTTTCAACCCTTCTTAATATGTCTGATGGACTACTTGCTGATGACCTTGGTATTAAATTTATTTGTACTTTTAATGCTGATATAAAAGATATTGATTCAGCACTTATGAGAAAGGGTAGGCTTGTAAGTAAATATGAATTTAAACCACTTACAGTTGAAAAAACAAATGCACTTCTTGAATTTGTTTATACCGAAAAGGCTAAGGAAGAGGTAGAAACTACCGAAGAAGATATAGAAAATAGAGGAAATGTTCCTACAACAGAAACTGAAATACCTAAGGTAAATAAGGGGCTGACACTTGCTGATATCTATAACTTCACTGAAGACTCATATGAAATTATTAGAAAGAAAATTATATAATTTATCCATATCCTTCAAGTTTAGTTTCTAAATTTGTCAAAACACACTCCAATTATTGGAGTGTGTTTTTGTTTTTTAAAAAATAATTTGTATTTTTGTAAAAAATAATATATTAAAAGCATATGGCAAAACAAGCATTGATAGAACAAACAGGTGTTGTTATTGAAAGTTTACCCAATGTAATGTTTAGGGTACAATTAGACAGTAATGGTATGATTATTTTATGCCAATCATCAGGTAAAATGAGACAAAATTTTATTAAAGTAATTGTTGGTGATAAAGTTAAAATTGAAATGTCACCATATGATTTAACAAGAGGAAGAATTGTAGCACGACTTTAAAAACATATTTGGCATGATTTTTGTAGAGTAATAAAAGAAAATTTAATTTAAATATGGAATTAATAGTAAGATGCAAAGGCAGGGAGTATATTGCGAAAAATGAATATTTTCTAAACCGCGCCATGGAACTCGAAGATACGGGCACTGCACTCAATAATTCTCGGCTGACATTCATCATAAATAACTTCGATTATTTTGAAATGAAAACGAAGAAACAAACAAATTCCAATAAAACTAACACAGTAGAATTATTGTACGGGTTATCTCAGGAGATGAACAGATGCAATTTATCAAGCGAAGACGAAGATTATCTTGACGAAATAATGGGCAATGACCCAATGTGTATGTTTTGAAAAATTAATTTAATTATTATAAAAAATACTATGACAAAAGAAGAAGCAATAAAGAAAATCAAGGAAGCGATGCCTACTATGTGGAAAGAGACTAAGGATGCTGTCGAAACCCTTGTTCCTGAACTCGCAGAAAGCGAGGATGAGAGAATTAGGAAAGTTATAGTTAAGTATTTTAAGGAGTTACATGTAGAATCATGGATAAACCTTGAAATTCCAAATATTCTCGCTTGGCTTGAAAAGCAGAAAGAAACAGGCATTCGATGGTTTAAAAGTGATAACGTAAAAAACCCTGACAAGCCACATATTGACAAGACAGGAATGTTTTACACGACTGATGGTAGAATGTGTTATGCTTCTGAGATTGAAAAGCAGAAAGAGCAGAAACATCCTAATGGGTGCTTCACTTGTGATGAATATAAGAAAGGGTATGAGGAAGGCAGACGGAACGGCTTTACCGCAGGATATAACAAGGCAATGAAAGAAGTTGAGCAGAAAGAGCAGAAGCCATCAGGAGAAACAAATGTAGAACCTGATAGTAAAATACCAAGAGAAGAATACTTATACCATCTTTTAGCAAATCATATTATCACTTTCACTGACTACACATATTTGCTGGCGAAGAAGCCATTTGACTATGAATGTGCCAATATTCCACAGAAGGATTATACACCTGTGGAGCAGAAGTCAGCAGACCTATCTGAAATGATGGTTCATAAAGAACCCTATATTGCCCCTGTTCCTACTCCAATGGTTGCTGATGAGCAGAAGCCAGTAGATTACGAGGCTGAATTAAAGAAATGCAAGGACAATCCACTTTATTTTTATGATAAATATGTATCCATTAAGCAGAAGTCAGCAGAGTGGGACAAACTTCAAGAAGTGTTTAGAAACATCAATGAAGCATTTGAAGATGGGAAAAAGGAAGTAGTTGAACATCCTAAAAAATATGGCTTATGTAAGCCAACAGAGTGGAGCGAGGAGGATGAAAGAATGCTTTCTCGTTGTATAAAATCAATTGAAACTTCAAAACAGTTTGCGGATAGTGATACATTTAAGGTAGCAAAAGATAAAGAAATTAATTGGCTTCGCGCACTTGCAGAGAAAATGGGATTCCACAAATGCAAAATAGGAGAAATTGTTACAGAGTGAAAGAAAGAAGATATAGATGACAAAATGTTGTCCAAACCCAAGCAAGAGTGGAGTGAAGAGGATGAGAAGATAGCAAAGGAAATTGAAGAGGAATTATGGTATCCTGGAGATTTTCCTGATTATCCTTCTAAAGAAGAAAGCGAACTGTATGACGATTGCTAAAGGAGGCTTGATTGGTTTAAGAATAAACTCAAATTCCTCCGTCCTCAACCGAAGCAAGAGTGGAACGAGGATAAAAATAAACTCGATAAAATTCATTCAACTGTTCAAAGGTTTATAAAAACTATTAAATAAAATCAAAATCAACTCATTATGACAAGAGAAGAAGCAATAAAAATTGTAAAAGAGTTCATAAATGGCACATGCCTTCACCTAGTGGACCAAGAAGCATTAGAAACTCTCATTCCCGAACTCGCAGAGAGCGAGGATGAGAGGATGATTCGAGAAATTAAAAGGTACATTAAAGAACAAGGTGATAAACCAAATGGATTGCCAAATGGTACTGTTTCCGTATCTGATATGATTGCTTGGCTCGAAAAGCAGAAATATAACAGGATGCAACCTGTCTATGACAATCAAGAATCTTTTGAGTCTGCTCTTGACAAGGCTTGGAAGTCTTATAACGAATGTGGTTCTCGAACAGTAGACTCTTTTGAAGATGATTATATCGAATGTGCTCATGCCAAAGGATTCAGGGAAGGTTACCTATTTGGTCTTGAAAAGCAGAAAGAAAACATAGAAAAGGAATATGTTTTCAGACCATTGGCTGGGACTGATATAACCATCGCAGCAGAACAAGCAATCAGAATAGCGAATGAAGGAGACCGTCTTGTTCTTGCGTTTAATGGAGCATATATACCAGTTAGGAAAGGTTATAATGTAAACAAGATTGTAGATATATATGATTCATTTATCGAAAAGCAGAAAGAAGGTTCAAAATCCACAGATTCTGTTCCATCTGTCACAAAATGTGAGTACGAATGGCATAAAGTGACTGATTCTCTACCTGATAGTAAAAGGTTGGTTCTTGCAAAAGACAGTTTTGGAAACGTCCTGCTTACTCGTTATGATGGTAGTTGGATGGTGAATGTATATGATAGTGAAGATTACTACACTCACAATAGCATAACTGAGTGGTGTGATATTCCAAAGGACACACATTATGCATATCTGAGAGGATTAATAAAATGGAGTGAGGAAGATGAACGTATGCGCCAAACAGCTATTGAAGCTTGCAAGGTTGTTATCAATGATTATGAGAACTCAAATTCACGATTCTATAAGTGCAAGGATTGGCTTGAAAATAAGTTAGTTGAGAAAATTTAAAAATACACTAGTTATGTGTAGTTATAAACGTATAGTCTTCCTTGACATAGATGGTTGTCTTGCTTCTATACCTTTTTTAATGAAACGCAAAGGTTACATTGACCCCGAAAAATGTAAACTACTTAATACACTTAAAAATTATAATGTTGAAATAGTTATATCATCTTCTTGGGGATATGATGAAGGAAGGACAGAAAAAGCACTAAAAGATTGTGGCCTTGAACTACCAATTATTGGTTATACTGACCATTTTCATGTTGATTGGATGTGCCGAGGTAACGAAATAGAAAAGTGGTTAATAGAAAATTTTAAAGGATTAGGTACTAAATATGGTTTTTCGCCTGATGGTGTACCATATTATAGGCATAGATATGGCGATGAACAGATTGATTATGAATTTGTAATTATTGATGATGATACTGATTTTCTATTAGGACAAAAAAATAACTTTATACATATTGATAGAGAAACAGGAATAACTGAAAAAGACATTGAAAAAATAATTGACATTTTAATAAGAAAAGATTAACTTAAAAAAAAAAATATTTTAACTTTTTGAAACATTATGGTAAAAAAAATAGTATTAACAGATGAACATATCAAATTAATCAAGAACATTAAGTTTGAAGAATTTGAAATGGGTGAAAATTTTAACACAGAGTTTATACAAAATGCAATTGAAGAAATTGAATCTTCACCAGAAAATATGAAGAAATTTGGTTTGTTAAGAGACCAACTTGTTCGTGCAAAAGATAAGATAATGTTAATTTCTGATTTAAAAGAGTGCAATGCATGGGGTATTAACCAATGGAATTTGTTTGGTGGTACTTACGTCATGGAAGATGTGGCACTTATTCTTGGTCACTATGAGGATTTTATTCCTGGTACAGAGGAAAGTCCTATGGGTAAACAGTATCCTAAGGAGTTGGAAGACCATTGGTGGGAACTATATCTATACATTGTTAACAATATGACAGATATTATTAATATCATGTTCCAATTTATAGATAATGGCGGTTTAACACCTGGTGAATATGTTTTTAATAGAAAAGAATATAAATGGAACAAACTTGCAAATTAATATGGGACTATTGTTTATTTTTATTGTTTTCAATATTATTTTAATATTTGGAACTTATTTTTTAGGTAAAAAAAATAATGATTTATATGTATTATTTATTTTTAATCTTTTTCTTTGTCTTGCCACTTTAGGACCAACTTGTGATGGTTTATCTAATAATGAAACAGAACTAAAAAATTTCAAAAACTTATATGAAACAACTGAATATCTTATACGCTCATATGACAAAAATCTTGATATTGACGGAGATATTTTAGTTACAATTAAAGAAAACATTAATTATATTAACAATATAATAGAGCAAGAACAAAAAGGTTTGAATAAAATTTTAATAAAAGAATTTTATGTTAAAGAAATTGCTGAAACAGAACCAATTGTTTTTAATTATAATAATTTAATAAAAGAAAAAAATTATGAGTGAAATTTGTAAAATTTGTGGAACTGAAAAGATTGATGGAAAATGTCCTAATGCTGAAATGCATTTGAAAAAAATGTGCCTTAATTGTGTGTCATGTAATATTATTGATAATGGGCATGTTTGTTTGAATGAAGAAAACCTTAATGATGCAATGGAAAAAGTTAAGGCAAATGTACCTTCAGGTTACGAAATTGAAAACCTTGAATTAAAACCACTTGCACTTAAAGATGCTACCAAGAAGTGTAAAAGATGGATACTTGATAGGGATTTTATCATGGAAGAACTATTAAATATTTAAAAGTTTGGTGCGATTTTTGTTAATACTAACTATACTCCTTTCATTTATACTATCACCCTTTTCTGAAAAAATTAACATTAGAAAAGGACAAACAAGTTATGGCGAAATCGTTTATAATATTGACGGTAAATATATAAGAAAGGGACAAACAAGTTATGGTTATATTCTCTTTTATATTGATGGTAAATATATAAGAAAAGGACCTTCTTCTTATGGTAAAATAGTTTATACTATTGATGGAAACTATATAAGGAAAGGGCAGACATCATATGGTGAAATAATTTACAATATTGATGGTAAATATATAAGAGAAGGAAAAACTAAATACGGAAAAATTTTATATAATTTAAATTAAAGAAAACAATATGAATATTAAACTTATTAATGGTGGTTTTACACCTAAAACTGATGGTCTTAATACTTATCTTTCCGAAATACGCAAATATCCTTTGCTTTCTCCTGATGAGGAAATTGATTTGATTTATAAGATTAAAGAAGGTGATAATGAAGCAAGAGAAAAACTTATTAATTGTAATCAGAGGTTTGTTTTTGCTATTGCCAAAAGATATGCATCAGATGATTCAATAATGGACTTAGTTAATGAAGGTAACATTGGCCTCATTACGGCAATTGAAAAATATGATGATACAAAAGGTGTAAGATTTTTGTCATATGCTGTTTGGTATATAAGAAGGGCCATAAATTATTATATGACAAATGATAATCTTCTTATTAAAAGAACCAATAATATGAAAATTGGTACTAAACTAAATAAGATTAAAAACAAATTTTATTGCGAAAACGGTAGATATCCTTCTGATGATGAAATAATTGATTTCATGAAAAATGATTTTAATGTTGAAATTCAGAATGAAAGTGAAGTATTTGATATTTCATCGGAATCAATAAATGATTTTCTTGATGATGAAGAAAATACTAAAGAAAAAACCAAAGCATATAATCAAAGAACAGCCAGTTATAATGATTATGAAGAGACAATAGATAAGGAACATAACAAGGCAGTAATAAAGAAACTTCTTTCAATATTAAACGAAAGAGATAGAACAATAATGAAAATGGCTTTTGGCATTGATTATGATAAAGAATATACTAATTATGAAATTGGAGAACAACTTGGTTTTTCCTCTGAACGTATTAGACAAATAATTTCTAAAACTAAGAAAAGACTATTGAATGTTGTATCTACTATTAAGGCTTAGAAAATCTAAGCCTTTTTTGTTTATTTAATTTTTTTTTGTATTTTTGTACAAAACCACTATATATGTTACCATTAGAAGTAAAAAGTATATATAACATTTTACAAACAATTTTAGGTGAATCAAAACAAGGAGGGTTCAATGTAAATGAAACTCAATATCAATTTAATTCACCTTGGATAACTGATGAAAACAGTGGAATACCTGATGGCAAATATAATCTTGAAGTATCTTTATCATTAGGTAAATATCATGATTGGTCAACTGAACATGGTGGTAACATATCAAAATTGATAAAACGATGGGGCACTTCTGAATTATTGTCTGAATATTTTGCAATAATTGATGAATTTAAAGAAAATAAATATTATAATTTAGAACTATTCAAAGATAATCAAAATAATTTATTAGGTATAACAAACAATGTTGTTTTGCCACCAACTTTTACTAAAATTAATCTTGAAAAATGTAAAAAAAAGAAATTAGTTGAATATCTAAAAAAAAGAAATATTAACCAAGAAATTATTGATTATTATAACATTGGTTATACTACTTGGGATGAGGAAAAATGGCAAGATAGAGATAGGATTATAATACCATCATATGATATTAATGGTGATTTAAATTATTGGGTTGGAAGAGATTTTTCAGGTAATTCCAAAAAAGTTAAATATAAAAACTGTAATATTGATAAAAAACAAATAATATTTCAGGAAGACAAAATTAAATGGAACGCTGATATATGGCTTGTTGAGGGTGCAATTGATTGTATATATGGCAACGGCAATGTTATTAGTTTACTTGGAAAAGCATTAACTAAAGATACTGAACTCTATAAAAAAATTTATAAAAAAGCAAATGCCAATGTCACAATATGTCTTGATGGTGATGTTGATATTAGTGAAATAAAAAGAATATACCAACTACTTAATCAAGGAAAACTATATGGCAAAATTTGGTATGTTAGATTAGGAACTAACACATTACCGTGGAAAGATTTTGGCGAAGCCTATGAAGAAGATGGTAAAAAAAATATAATTAAAATAATGAAATCAAAAAAACAATTTACTGAACTTGAATTGGTTTAATAACAAAATAAATTATACGATATTATGGCTTATGTAAAAAAATTAACAGACAAAGAATTTGTTGAATTAATAATAGACAAAGAACTTGAAATCAGTGGTACTGATGTCAGATATAAGGACATTACAGCAATGCCCGAAGAAGAACAAAAAGAATATGAATTTTATACAAGATTTACATTTAAAACCCTTGAACAGTTTCTTGAATGGAGACAGTTTTTCTACGACCATTTTTATGATTGGCAACCAAAATCAGTGAAAAAATCACAAATGGAACGTGAATTCAATTGGTTTAATCTTCAATGGGGTCTTAAGTATGATTTTGACTATGAAGAAATATATAAATATGATGAACAACAAAAAAAGAACAAAAAGAAATGATAACTAAAATAATTGCATGCAGTGATATACATATTCCTAATTATCAGGGGATTGACGAATTAAAAACTATTTTAACCACATTTATAAATCAATGTAAAGAGATTGTTGAAAAGGAGGAAAAAGATAATGTAAGAATTGTGGTTGCAGGTGATTTATTTAATCAAAAAATTAATATTTCGAATGAATCACAATTATTGGCTTATTGGTTTTTAGATGAACTTGGTAAAATAACTAAAACAATTGTTATTGCAGGAAACCATGATATGTTAATGAATAATATAGAAAGGGTTGATTCAATAACACCTCTATTCGAAATTAACAAAATGAAAAATGTTATTTATCTTGACAAACAACTTAAATATAAATCAGATTGTTTTAAAGATGATAATGTTGTTTGGTGTCTTTATTCATCATTTGAAGGTTTTAACCCTCCTGATATAGAAGCAGCAAAAACAAAATACGGTGATGATAACATATACATTGGTTTAATCCATGGTGATGTCAATGGTGCAATTACTGCAACTAATCGTGTTACCGAAAATGGTGTTGACCCCAATGTTTTTGAAAATTGTGATTTTGTTATTGCCGGCCATATTCATAAAAAACAGGAAATTAAAAAGAACGGTGTTAAAATCGTGTACTGTTCATCAATTAATCAAAAAAATTTTGGTGAAAGTATATCCGAACATGGTTTTGTGTTATGGGACATATCAGACAAGGATGATGTTATTTATGAATATATTGATGTCCCTAATCCTGATGGTGGTTATTACAAATTTGTAATAAATAATATTGATGATATTGAAAATGATAATGAAGAGTTAATTAATTTATAATAATAGTGAAAGATTTGTTAACAGAAATAAGGTACAAATTATATGAAGAACTCGGTGTTGCTGATATTGTGTCAACAACATCAAATGATATATTATCAAAAATAATTCAACACAGTAAAACCGTACCTTCACAAAAAAACAGTATTAGAAATTATAAACATGGTAATTTTGCTTATAATTTTGAAAATAGTACAATTAATATAAATTATGATTTGTACTATGTGTCTACATATAATGACATATTTTATTCAATTTCGAATAATAGAGGAAGTTCCAATAAAATTAACAACAACACATACGAGTTAAAAACAACAATAGTTTATGTTAGTGATATTAATCAATATATTGATTTTAATGGTAATCTTCAGCACGAACTTGAACATATTTATCAGATGATTAAATCCGGAAAACATTTGCTTTCAAATAGAGATAGCCTTTCTTTATATAAAAAATCAGAAAAACTAAAAAATTCTTTTGATTTTTGTGATAAAATTGTTGGTACTGTTGTGTATTATGGTTGTAGGTTTGAAAAAGATGCTTTTGCTAATGCAATTTATAGACAAATAATAAATAATCCAAATAACAATCCATACGAAACATTAAAATCAACAATAACATATCAAAACATCAATACTATTAAAAAATATGTATTAGATAGCGAAATTTATAAAAACAAATTTACTGATATTGTTAAAACAAATTTTGGTAAAAATTACACTTGGTTTTATAATTTGACAAATAAAGTAGTTAAAACATATATTAACAAAATTGGAAAAGTTTATGCTAAAGCATATAATGATTTAAATAAAAAATATCATGAACTTGATGGTGGAACATTTGGAATTGGTGAAGAATTATTAAAATAATTGAGTGACTTATGGTATTATCAGAAGAAAAAATAATAAGATTAGTCGAAGAAAGAGGTGTTGCTGCATCAAAATATAATAATGTGGCTAAAGAAATTATTAAATATTGTCAAGATTTTATATGGAAAAACAAATTTACCGGAACTACAAATTTCGTACTTCCAAATGAAATTACACAAAAAATTGATTTTGTTGAAAATCTTTATCTTGAAATTACGGTCACTGAAAATGTTAATGGTAAATTTTTGAGTGGTGGGGGAAAAACAACAGTAAAATACACAAACGAAATTGTTAACGGTAAATTAAAAAACGCTAAAATTTTTATATATGCATATTCTTACAAACATGTTTTGTACACTAAAACTATATTGACATCATTGTATCATGAACTAAACCATGTGTACGATTACTATCAAGATATAACTAATAATTGGGGGGTTGCAAGAAGATATGCGAACAGTGCCACAAAGTCAAAAATTGACACTGCTGACATACAAATTGATGATTATCTTAAAGAAATCTTAGAACTTATTATTTATAGACTATTTTCGGAAACTGAACTAAACGCTTTAATAGCATCTGTTTACGGTTCTTTACAAGGTTGTAATTCAGAGAGAAAAAATTTCAGACATGACATTCAAGAAAGTCAAGCATATTGTCTATATAGAAAAATAAGAGAAAATTTACCTGATTTGTTCCGTGCGATTAACAATGATAATTATCATCAAATAAACGTAAGTTTACGAAAAAGTGGAATAAACATTAAACCATATCATGATGGACTATTATCATTTAAAAAAGAATTTAGAAAAAAAATCAATTTTAGATTGAACAAACTAATTAAAGGTATTGGTAGTGCAGCATCAGTTTATTACGATGATAAAGAAATTGAACCTATAACGGATGAAATCACACATGTTAATCCGTCAATGTTGTTAAAACATGAGGACTAATATTTTTGCTTTTTAAAATAACTTTTTATATATTTGTTAAAAATTAAAATATTATGAATTATAAGTTAAACGATTTTGAGAAATTTGCCATTGATAAGGGTGTTAGTACAAGTAAAATTAACGGCTATAACAACACAATTAAGAACAGGATTATAAGCCCTACAATTATTGAGGAAAGACCACTTAATGTTGCATCAATGGATGTGTTTTCTGCCTTGATTAGAGAGAAAATTATTTATCTTTCAGGCGAAATTGATGGTGATACCGCAAGTGTGATTAACGCACAACTTCTTTATCTTAATTCAATTTCAGATATTGATGACACAATTAAAATGTTCATATCAAGCGGAGGTGGGAGTGTTATTGATGGCCTTTCAATAAGAGATACATGTAATTTTGTTATACCTGATGTTGCTACATACTGCATGGGAATGGCAGCATCAATGGCATCAATACTCTTGTCATCAGGCGTGAGAGGTAAAAGATATGCATTGCCTAACAGTACAATTATGATTCATCAGGTTGCATCATATAATGGTTATCTTAAAAACGCAGACCTTCAAATTGAAGCAAGAGAATCACAAAAATGGCAAAATATCCTTTACAATATTTTGGCTGAGAATACAGGTAAAACATTTGAGGAAATTGAAAAAGATGCTGATAGAGACCATTGGCTTATGCCTAATGAAGCATTACCTGGCGTATATGGAACTTATGGCCTTATTGATGAAATAATAACGAAGTCAAAAGAATAAACAATGAGTGTTAATATTATTGTTGCCGTGGGAAACTATGTACCAAATCATGGTTTCCCTATTGGTATAAAAGGAAATATGCCTTGGAATAATAAGGCGGATTTAAAATGGTTTAAAGACACAACAACAGGACATCCTGTTATTATGGGTAGAAAAACATTTGAAGCAATTGGTCATCCACTTCCAAACAGAACCAATATTGTTGTTACTTCAAGAAAAGAATATGAAGCAAGATATAAAGATGTAAAAGTTGTCAGTGATGTCGAAGAAGCAATAAGTTATGCTAAAACAATAGATGATGAAATTTTCATTATTGGTGGTGCAAGTATATATGATTATGCTTTATCACATAATTTAGTAGACAAGGTGATGATTGATATGCTTGCGGTTGATGTACCTGATGCTGATACTTTTTTTCCAGATATTGTAACGAATCCAAATTGGGAGGAAATTGGTCAACCTATTGAGATAGAACATAGAAAGGCTTATGCAATGACATATATTAAATGTAATGGTATGAACAATCATGTTGATGAACAATATCTTAATTTAGTTAATGATATTATTGAACATGGTGAAATCAAAGATACAAGAGCAGGTAAAACAAGGTCATTATTTGGTAAACAACTTAGATTTAATTTAAAAGAGGGTTTACCAATACTCACGACAAAAAAAGTATTTACAAAAGGAATTATTCATGAACTTCTTTGGTTTTTAAAAGGTGAAACCAATATTAAATATTTAGTAGAAAATGGTGTTCATATTTGGGATGATGATGCATATAGGTATTATTTGGAACTTACCAAAAATAATACAACACCACAACTTTCAAAAAATGATTTTTTATCTGAGGTTTTAAAACAAACTAAAATATACCCTAAAAGTATCGAAGATAATTTATCTACTTATAAACAGTATGTGTTTGGTGATTTAGGCCCTGTTTATGGTAAACAATGGAGAAATTGGAACGGTGTTGACCAAATTAATGAACTTATTAATAAACTTAAAACTAACCCTGATGACAGAAGGCTTATTGTTTCCGCTTGGAACGTTGGTGAATTAAAAACAATGGCATTGCCTCCTTGTCACTATTGCTGTCAGTTCTATACGAAGAAAATGACTTTCAAAGAAAGAGAACAATACGTAGTTGATAATTATGCTGATGGGTCTGTTATATGGTATCCTGATGATGAGGAAAGAAGTAATAGAATATTTGACAATGCAGGTGTTCCAACAAGAAAACTAAGTTGTATGTGGAATCAGCGCAGCGTGGATTGTGGTTTAGGTTTACCGTACAATATAACTTCCTATTCTATAATGACTTATATGATTGCGCAATGTTGTAATATGGGTGTAGATGAACTTATATTTAGCGGTGGTGATGTACATATGTATGAAAACCAAATTGAAATTTACGAAAAAGAGCAAAAAAATAGAAATCCACACATGTATGGACTTCCTAAGTTATGGCTTAATCCTGAGAGGAAAAATATAGAAGAGTTTACATATGGTGATATTAAGATTAAAGAATATCAGTCATATCCCTCAATTAAATATCCATTATCTGTCGGATTATAATTAAATGGGTCTTCTATAAGTAATTTTTCTTACAGTTGTTTTCTTTACACTTGTATTAGGCGTTGTTTTTTTGTTAACATTTTTTACTACTTGTTTAACAGCCTTAACTTCACCTGATGATTTTTGTTTACATGCACATGCCATATCTTTAATAATTTTTAGAATAAATAGTATAAAAAAAGCAAAAAATGACACTTTTTGAAGAAATTACACAAGAAATAAATGAAGAATTGGGTATTAGTCAATTGGTAACTAATACCACAAACATACTAATTAACAATATTGTTAAAAATAGTAAATCTATACCTAACAATAGCATTAAACAAGGCTGTTTAAAACAATATAATCTTTTTGGTGAAAAATATGATGTTTTTTATACTCTATATTTTTTTAATACCATTAAAGAAAAAGAAGAATTCAGTTATATTGATGCAGGTAACACCACAAATAATAAAGAAATACATGTTATAATTTGTTATATTAAGGAAATAAACAAATATATTGACTATAAAGGAAGCACACAACACGAACTTGAACATACATATCAAATAATTAAATCTGGAAAATATTTATTAACACCTCAAAATATAACTACATATACAAAAGCAAAAAATTTAATAACAATAGGTATAACCAATAATAATTTATTTGAAGCACTTGTTGGTTTTACTGTTTATTATAACAATAGGTTCGAAAAGGATGGATATGCTAATGATATATATAGACAAATTATTGATAACAAATTTAAGAACCCAATTGATATAGTAAAAAAAACTGACACATTTAATAACATATTAATTATTGAAAAATATCTGAACAATGATTCAATTTATGTTAAACAAGTAATAGATAACATTGTTTCAAACACCTTTGGAAAACATTATAAATGGTGGTACAACATGGCTAAGAATGTTGTTAAAAATTACAAAACCAAAATAGGAAAAATAATAGTTAAAGCCCAAAAAGATTTGTGTCAAGAAAACACATTAACACATATATATGGAAGAATAGAAGAAAATAATTTTAAAACAGATGATTTCTTAAATGATGAACAAAATACTAATAATTCCTGATGTACACGGAAGAGAATTTTGGATTGAACCATGTGCACATATTGATGACTATGATAAGGTTATTTTTTTAGGGGATTATGTATCACCATATCCATATGAAGAGATAACCAATGCACATGCAATGAAAATTTTCAAAGAAATTATTAAGTTTAAAAAAGAAAATAATGATAAAGTAGTATTATTAATGGGAAATCATGATTTTTCATACATTAATAGTAATATATGTGAATGTCGAACTGACTATACAAACTATAATAAACTTAATAAATTATATTTTTCTAATATAAAATTATTTGACCTTGCTTGGGAGACAACTATCAATAATAAACGTTATTTTTTTTCACATGCAGGTGTAAGAAAAGATTGGTTTGATACTTGGGTAAAAAATAAACTTTTTGAATGGAACAATGAAGGTCTTCCTGATGCTGAATATTTTAACAATCTGTTTCATGCTGCATATGATAACGGACGAAATTATGAAACAAAATCTACACATGATTTTGAAATAGCAATGGGTATATATTCAAGATATAGAGGTTGGGATGGTTGGGACAATGGGTCAATTGTTTGGGCTGATATCAATGAATATTCTGACGAAAACAACATTGAATATCCAAATGTACATTTTATTTGTGGCCATACACAATTACAAGATACACCAATTGTAGAAAATTGGGTGGCTGACCTTGACGTAAGACAGGCTTTTGTTTTAAATACAAAAAATGGAATAATTGAACAATATAACAAAAAATAACAAATGGAACTTAAAAATTGGAAAATACTAAGAAAAGATGGATGGAAAATAAATCCAAACGACAAAATTGTTAATGGTATTATGAAGAGCCTTGATAGATGCAATGGTCATTGTCCTTGCAATAATAAATATAGTGGTACTGATGATGATATCTGTCCATGCAAAGCATATAGAGAAGAAGATATTTGTTGCTGCCAATTATATATTAAAGAAAAATAATTATGGAAAAAAATTTAATAACTGAAATCAAAAAGGTAATAAACGAAGAACTTGGAATATCAAGGACGGTTGTTAAAGAAACTAATATGTTAATTGCCAACATAGTTAAAAATGCTAAAGAACAAAATAAACAAAATAATATTAAAAAAGGTATTTTTAGAACATTTGTTTTTAGTTTTCCTATTGAAGTGGAATATCAAATATTTTATTTGAACGATAGTACTGACATTAAAAAACTTAATTTGGTAAATCCAGGAAACTTTAAAAATAATTATTTAACAACAACTTTATGCTACCTCAGAAACCAAAATAGATATGTTGACTATAATGGAACAACACAACATGAAATAGAACACCTTTTTCAAGAAATGAAATCAAGTAAAGATTTATTAAATAATGATAAATCTAAAAAAATGTATAATACGGCAACTAAATTAGCTAAATCAACAGATGCTTTTGAAAAAATAGTAGGATATGTTATATATTATAACAACAAATTTGAAAAAGATGCATTCATAAATGAAATTTATAAACAAATTATGGACAATTGGCAAATTGACCCTTTTGAAACAGTAAAAAATACAATAGTATATAAAAACATTAATACAATTGATAAAGTAACAAACACCCTAACACCTAACCAAAAAGAAAAAATTAATGAAATACTGAATACTACTTTTAATAAAACTTTTAATTGGTGGTATAATATGGCAAAAAATGTTGTTAAAACTTATACTAACAAAATTGGAAAAACCATCATTAAAGCACAAAATGATATCATTAAATTTCATCCGCATTTAATATTTAATGATATTATTGACGAAAATTTGTAACTTTTTAAAAAAAATGTTGATTTTTTTTAATATTTTTTTATTTTTTTAAAAAACAATAATATTTATAAGCGAAAATAACTGTTTATGTTACAAAAAAATTATACATATAAATCCTGGCAAACCGTTAATCAAATTAATGGTTATGATAGTTTTGTACTCCCATGTGAAGAACCATCACATGAAAGAACAAACTGTAAAGAGGATAAGAAAGTATAAAGTAAATCACATAGGTTTCTAACCACAACATATTTTTCCCAACCTCTTAGTTAAAATTCCTTCAACAAAATAAGAATTAAAACCAAGAGGTTTTTTATTTTGGCATGATTTTTGTAAGATAGTTAATACGGAAGCGTGGTGTAAATGGTTAAGCATAGCATCCTCCAAAGTTGCCTGATGAGAGTTCGAATCTTTCCGCTTCTGCAAAATATGTTTCAGTGGTGAAGTGGTTTAACACATCAGTCTGCAAAACTGACATCCGTGAGTTCGAATCTCACCTGAAACTCAAATGGGTGCTTGGTGGAACGGTAGACACACATGCCTTAGAAGCATGTATCCTTTGGATGTGAGAGTTCAAGTCTCTCAGTGCCCACAAAATTTTAAAAATAAGGGCAAGTAGCTTAGTTGGTTAAAGCACTTGACTGATATTCAAGAGACCGTAGATTCGAGTTCTACCTTGCCCACAAAAATATAAAATTTAATGATTATGGATAATATTTTGGAAAATCACAAACAATTGGAAGAGGAATTTAAAAACCATAGTGGTTATACAATGGAAACATTTTTGAATGAAGTGTTGAATTACACAGATGATTTTGATGTAGAAAACATTATTTTTGTACATAAAAATTTGGGTTTTTAAAAAAAGATTTATATATTTGCATTGTTGTTTTAAACATATGAGGTTTTTATAAAAGTGATACGATGAAATGATGGGCGTTTGCTGGAATTGGTAGACAGGCATGCCTAAGGAGCATGTGTCAGAATGACGTGAGAGTTCAAGTCTCTCAATGCCCACAACTATGTATGTTTTTCGGATTTTTAAGCCGTAGGAAGATGAGATACATTGACTTCTAAATTCAATAAGAATTTAATTACGGGAGTGCTGCTCAGATGGTGGATGGGCGATGGACTGTAAATCCATTACAATGACACACAGTTAGTTCGAATCTAACCACTCCCACAAAAAAAGAAAATATGAAAAAAATAGTTCTTACTGAAACTGATTTAAGAAATATAATAGAGAAAAGTGTTAAAAATGCCATGATGGAAACATCACGCAGACAAAAAGCACAACAAGCAATACGAGGAACTAATCGTAGGGTTAGAACAATGGCTATTATTTCAGCAGAAAATCCTATGGGTAATAAGGCTGAAAAAGAATATAATCAGCAAGCAAGTAATGAATTAGAAAGACAACTTAGTATTGGACATTATAAATATTTTAAAGTAAAAGGTAACTATGATGGTATTGAGAATTCTATAATGGTATATAATATCACTATTGAAGATACACTTTATCTATGCTACAAATATAACCAAGAAAGTGTGATATTTGTTGATATGCAAAACGATGGAGAGGTTTCGTATCAATATTGGGAAGGTGATGACAAGCACTCACAATTAAAACTTCAACATGAAGAACATGAAATTGTAGATGCAACAGATGATGATAACTATTATACACAAATATCCAAGCATTTTAAATTTAGAATACCTTTTTTTGAACAAGTAAAAAAAATATATGATGATTTGGCTTTGAGAGAAAATACTATTGATATAGACAAAATTATAACAGAAAGTCTTGAACCAACTCGCACAGGTAAATCAAAATATTTTAAAAGAGGCCAATTGTACGGCAAAATATTAAATAAGTAATTTAAAAAAAAATGTTTGCTTTTATTGCCTTTGGCATGATTTTTGTAAGATAAATAAATGTTCTTTGAAATTTTAATATTGAGTGAGGGATTAGGAAAACAACTTTCAGCTTTTGCAAGTATGTGTTACAGTGAAAACAATAGCGGGTTGTAAAGGTGTACAGGTAATATAGTTGACATGCATGAACAATATATTATCCAAGGCGAAGGAAGTACGAACCAACTGTAAGGTGATAAGGACAAGTAACTCAATATTTTTTACCCTCTTACACCAATTGGAAGAGTGAATAGATTCAAAACCTATAAAGTCTCAGTTCGAATCTGAGAGAGGGTACAAATTTTTAATTTTAAACTTTATATATTATGACAAAGAGAAAGCACATTAAGAAACATGTTGATGCACCAAGAAGGGATGCAAATGAAAACGTTAGAAATAGTCTTACTGAAAAGAAGAGACTTATGTTGGCAAGACAAAAGAGGCTTGAAAAGTTGAAGGAGGAATATGAAAAGATGAATTCAGTTGCACCTGTTACAGCAGCAACAATGCCTAAAAATGAAGATACAGTAAAGACTGAAGAAACTGAAACTACTGAATAGTAGTTTATAATTGGGAATGTAGCACAACGGTTAGTGCAACGGACTGTTAACGGAATGGTTCACCGAAACGAACCAACTCAGTATCGTCTAATGGTTAGGACGGGTGGCATTGCAAGTCCAAAAAAAGGTTCGATTCCTTTTGCTGAGTCTAATCCGTAGGTTATAGGTTCGAATCCTATCATTCCCGCAAAAAAAAAATGTTAAAATTTATATTTTGGCACGATATTTGTAAGATAAACAATTGTTCTTTGAAATAAATTGAAGGCTCGTCTAAAGGCAAGACATGGGATTTTGGTTCCCAGAATAGAGGTTCGATTCCTCTGCCTTCAACTAAAATTAATTTTGTTGTTAAAAAAAAGATTTATATATTTGCAATGAAATTAATTGCTCTTTGACAATACTGATAAATACAAATTATTTTATTGAATATGTGAAATTGAAAATAAAATATGGTCACGAAGGCTGTGATTATGAAAAAACTGAATATAGTTGTTGGTTCAATTCCAACTTGCAGCATACTATGGTGACTTTCTTAATAAAGAAAAAACTGACAGTAACATTGAATAAATGTTTAACAATATTATTAGACTTTTACCTAATATTTGTTAAATATTAGATTTTTATCTAATATTTGTTAATGGTGACAGAGTTCAGAATAATCTTTATTTTACGGTGAGGTGGCAGAGTGGTCTAATGCAGCGGTCTTGAACAATGTGTAATTTGAGTGCACCGAAGGAAACTTCGGATGTAGAACCTCCCTAATTCGGTGAAACCTTAACAGAACGTACAAGTAAATGAATGCTTTGGGAATACTGAGGATTAATGATTTGAAAGTATGTTGCTGATGGTAATACCGAGCCAATGTTAAAAGGAGTGAGATAGTTTAGTTGCAAGAATGCAATACCTTTAGACAGTGTGTAGAGACTATACAGGAGGAACCTAAGTTGAAATTATTGTATGAATGTTCCCAGTGAAACCGGAGTTAGATACAGGCTGTGCAACTCAGCAAATCTCTTCATACAGTATCTTGCAAGATTTCAATATGGTTAAGATACAGTCCAGACCACAAACAGGTATGTAAATATAGGGCTAAACTCCTTGTTTGCAACTGGTAACGAAAGTTATAGTGGTACGTTAATGTTGGGGTCGTGGGTTCGAATCCCACAGGGGTCACTAATTTTTAAAAATATTATTTATGCTTCGGTAGCTCAGTGGATAGAGCAACTGCCTTTAAGTAATTGATAATCAATTAATTAGGAGTGCACTAAAAGAAATTTTAGATGTAGAAACTTCCAAATTCGGTGAAAGCTAAGTATAAAATCAAATCAGACACTCTATATGAGTCGGACAGGTGAAGAGTCCTGTTAATATATGCTAATACCGAACCAATGTTAAAAACAAATACTCACCTCGTTTGCAAAAGGTGTTAATTGGGAATGTAATGAAAAGGCGTTATTGCATAGAAGGCAAATATATGCAATTAAGCTACATTTCAGTATTTGTAATAGACAGTGTGTAGAGACTAGACGGAAGAAACCTAAGTTGAAATTTGGATTCTAAAATTAAAACAAACTGTGCAGGAAAGCGACCTGCTATTCGGGGTAAGAACGAACCCTAATCCAATCTTGCAAGATTTCAATATGGTTAAGGGATAGTCCAGACCACAAACAATATAAAGACCCGAAATAAGAGGAACATAAAAGGGATGTTACGGAATGACTGCAATCCTCTTGTGCTGTAGGTCATTTTTAGTCTTATATTGGTAACGAAAGTTATAGTGGTAAGCTAAGCAGTTGGTCCTGCGTTCGAGTCGCAGCCGAAGTACAAAAAGTTTTTTGATGTTTGAGTAAAAATAAATTTGTTTTTGTCAATTAATGTTTATATATTTGCAATGTAAGTTATTTGACAATGTTGAAAAATTAGAAACTAAACAATAGCAGAAATTCAATAGTGGTTTTATTGGTTCCATTATAATAGTGGCTGCTCATATTCTATTAAGTAATTTTTAGAATGAAAATACTAGTTAGTCATATGGGTGTGTTGTGGACTATATGACCTTGGCATGTGAGGTTAACGCAGAATAACGGAATACGATTGACATGCATCCGTTTTTTTTTGAAAAATAAAGTTGTTGGGGATTAGAATATTTCCTTAGCCAACATACTAAATAGAATAAGCCATTCTAAATGTGGAAAGGAAATCCTACACGGTTAGGTAGAGGACTAATCGAAACAAAATGGTTTTGGCTAAACCAATAATATCTTTTTGTACTATCAAGTAGTTTTTTTTAGATATTTTTTGTATTTATTTTTATAAGGAAACATACAGCAAATTAACTTATTATTAAGCATAATAAATTGGGTTTTTATAATGTTTCCTGTTTTTTTTCTATGATTAAGATGTGCAGAGGTTCAAATCCTCAATAGAAAATAGTCTTGTTGGGTTGTTCCTGCCAACCTTGGGAGAGTCCTGCTACAGATTGGAGCAATGTACAGAGGTTCAAGGTTAAAATTTGCGATGGGTATACGTAGGTAAGCAACATTAATTCCAAATATAGGTGCAGAAGTAGCGTAAAGAGGTTGCATTGGGCTAATATCGTGAGAAGTCCTTCACAACATACTGTGGCAACATGGAGGAACAAATGGGCGTATTTTTGGGAGTGTAGCTCAGTTGGGTTAGAGCATTTGACTTACATTCAAAGGGTCAGGGATTCGAATTCCTTCATTCCCACAATAGAGATACTTGAAAGGTAATCATTGATAATGAAAGTGATGTACACACTTTTTAGGTGGTTTCAAGGGGTAGCGGTGTGTTTGTGGATTCGCACGTTCAAGTAACAACATAGAGAAGTTGCAAATTTTCTATGGCTCTAAGCATAAAAACGGTTCACGAATCTAGTCTAAAATCGTTTATTTTTAAATATTGCGGGGTGGAGCAGTGGTCAGCTCGCCTGTCTCATAAGCAGGAGGACGTATCAAACGGTTCGAATCCTACCCTCCGCAACAATAAGGAAACACACAGCAAGTTTTTTAAGGACTAGACTTTTAATCTAACATTCTGAAAAAAATGTTTCCTGTAAAATTAACATCACTCGAAGAGCGTATGTTTTGGCTGACCGCACTGCCGTAAATGCGGTATTTTTGGGGTAGTGGCTTCAATGGTACAGCAACACCCTTGCACGGTGTCATTTTGCAGGTTCGAATCCTGTCTATTCCACCAAGTATACCACTTGTGAGGCTTCGAAGTCAAGTGGAGAACTAATTATAATATTTTAAAAGTACTAGTTAATTTTTTTGTGTTATAATAAGGTTGTAAAAAGTTGGTGCAAATCCTAATACTTGACCAATACTGATTGTTGTGGTGTTGCAGAACAGTTAAAAGAGCCAACATAGGTATAGAGGGAAACTTAACCTTCTGAACTATTAATCGAGGATTATTCTCTTAATTGAAGGCATGATGTTAAGATAAAGGATAATTACAATTAGTTGTTTATAGAAAATTGTTCGACCCATGAAGGAGTGAGGTTTTAGAGTATGTTCACCTGTACAGGGATAAACACAGGCATGTGGCGAGTTTTTTTGGTACACTTCTTAGAACAAAAACAAAGAAAATTAACAAAACAGGTATTTTATGGGGCTATCATCTAGTGGTCAAGGATATAGGATTTTCATTCCTATCACACGGTTTCGAATACCGTTGGCCCTACAAATAAAATTAAGAAAACTAACAGCAATGTTTTAATTTTATTTAACGTGGCAAAAATCCGGACGTTATAGTTCAATGGTAGAACAACTGATTTGTTCAGGTGATAAAGGTTCGATTCCTAAAACCGGTAAAAAGTTTTCTGAAAGTTTTTAACATGGAGTTATTGGTGTTAATGGTCGAAGCATGTCAGATTGTGGTTCTGAAGGAAAGAGTTCGAATCTCTTATAACTCCCAAATAAAAAAAAAACTAAAATAAAATGAAAAGGATTAATTTAATACTTATTTTGATTATAAGTATTTTAAGTTCTTGTGCAAGTGTTGATACAAGAAATTATGTTACTGCTGGTGCTGTATATAAGGATTATGATATTTCTTATATACTTGAAACTTATTACCCTGAACTTAATTATTATTATCAGGAAGATGTTTTAAGGATTAAATCAATAAGAGAAAACACTTTAAATGGCAATATTTCTTATGATGTTTCTTATGAATTTTGTAGGTATTATTACAGAAATCATGCTGAAATAATTGAATGTTTGAGAACACGTTTTCCTGAGTTATATGAACGTTATTATCATGGTTTAATTGATATTACTTCACTGTATAAATATGTGGAAAAGCGAACAGGTAAAATCAGGTATCATGTTTCATATAGAAGAACATACGGTGGTTATTACTATACACCAAGGTATCATTATTATGGGCCGATTCCAAGGCCAATACCATACGTAAGACCTGTACCACAACCACCAAGACCAAATGTTGCACCGCCAAGGCCACAGCCAAGACCAAGTAATCCACCAAGAGGTGGTGGTGCAAGAGGTAATAATGGTGGAAGAAGATAAAATAATTTTTTAAAAAACAAAAAAAATGAAAATATTATCATTCAATGTAAGAATTTGGACAAGGGACAAAGATAAAAATTCTGAACATTATTCAATAATATTTGAATTTTAATATTTTATTTTGTATATTTGTAAAAAAAGAAACATCCTGAACGGTTAGTAAGGTCCCCTTGGGCACGTTTTCGAATATGCAAGTAGCAGGGTTCGACTCCCTAATACGATGGGTTCCACAAAGGGGTGGTCATGGTTTTTCGCCATGGTTTTCCTTATAAATCATGGCTTTACGCCTCCTTAGTATAAAGGTTATTATAACTGATTTGTAATCAGTAGATGTTGGTTCGATTCCGACAGGAGGCTCAAAAATTTTAAACATCACAAATAATGAAAATAACTGAATCACAACTAAAAACAATAATATTTGAAAGCACAAAAACAGTGCTTAACGAAATAAAAGAAAGCAACAGGAAGTCATTTCCTTCTGACGAAAGGGTTAATGTTTCACATTATTCAGAAAATTCTTATTTAGTGCCAATAACTGAAACAAATGCCAAAAGGATGCTTGCAAGACATAGTGATAATGGCTACATTGTTATTAGTCCATGTAGGTCAAATCCTGAGGAATTAGGTACTAACCCTAATGACCCCAATGTTGAAGAAAAAAGCAAACATATTAATAATGAAAGAGTGAAGGATTTTATTAATATTCTAAGAAAAAACCATCTTTCATACACACCGGTTTATGGCGGTTTTATTGAAAATCTTGGTTCTGAGACAGAAAAAAATGTTTATGAGAAATCATTTATGGTCTATAACAGAACAACTGACGGTAATGTATTTGGAATAGATAAACTTTATGATTTCGGTATTGAAATGTCAAAAAAATATAATCAAGATTCTTTTTTATTTAAAAAGGGTAATGAAAACCCAAAATATATAACAAAAAACGGAGAAATTGATATGGAATTTGGCTCTGATGCAACTTTTAATGATTTTTCTCAGGAGTATTTCACTGATTTACATAAAAATAGTGAAAAATACAAAAACAATGGCGGAAAGCCAACAAGATTTACTTTTGTTGAATCATATGTAAATCCGCCATGTGGCTCAATTAGTTCAAGAGCACCAAGAAGTGCAAAAGGTGAAGTTTTTATATACTAATTTTTCCTCCTTATCATTTCTTTGATAAGTTAACACAAACTCGTTCTATTTTTAGAGTAGAACCTTGCCAAGTGCGTCAGGTAATAGCATGGAATAGTGTACATATGTCCATGTAATATGAGACCACAACGAACCGATGGGATGCTGACATATCTTGTACTTAGGAACATAATTCATAAATCCTAAGAGAAGCACCTTGCCAACAGATGCGTAAAATCCGAAAGGGTATGCCAATATGGTTGCAACAGTCGCAGTGATGTAGTAAAGTTTGTGTTTTTTTTTATAAAAATTGTTTTCTGGGGACATCTAAACAATTTTTTCTCTTACAGGGTGTTTTGTGGAATAATGTTCAAAACTTCCATATTGGGTATACACGATATGGTGGCAATTGAAGTTGTTAGTTGGAACTTACAAAATTGCGCTACAGAAGGTTGAGTGAGTGGTTTAAACTACCGGTTCGCTAAACCGGCGCTCTTTTTTTGATGGAGCCACTGGTTCGAATCCAGTACCTTCTGCATTTAAAATAATTTGTATTTATCTGTATTGTAGCGTTTAGTTTGGCACGAATTTTGTAATATAAACATTGTTTTTATTTGTTTGTATTACAAAATTTATTTTTTTATGGAGGGATTTATACCAACAGTTGAATGGATGTCAGAAAAGTTTGATGAAATGAACGAAAAACTTTTCAATGATGTTTTAGGTTCTTGCACATTTAGAATTTTCACCAAAGGTAAAGGCATGAACGGTAATGTTTTAGGGTGGTTTAAATGTGGTGGTAAAAATGTAAGAGTAGTTAATAGCAATAGAAAAATATATACTGTAGTAAATGGCAGTATTACATATATTAATAAAAACAATTTTACTAAATTATATAAACCTATTATTGAGTTAAATGGTAATTATATATGGACTGAAAAGGCTGCTTTAAGTACTTTGGTACATGAAATGTGTCACTATTATGTTGATATGCAAGGGTATCATCCCAAAAGATGTCATGGAAAAGATTTTATGAACATTGCAAAAATTGTATCTGAAAAAGCACCTGAGTTGTTTACAGTACAAAGACTTGCAAGTGCTGAACAGATGTCTGAAATGGATTTGAAGCCTGAGTTTAAGATAAAAAGAGAAAATAGACTTATAAACAAAATATCTAATTCTGTACCCACATTCATATTTTATAATACAGGTACAGTTAAATATATCAATTGTAATAAAATGTCATTGGTTAATGACATTGTTAGCATTGAAAAGCACAATAAAAAGATTAATAAAATTGTCATTAGTGAAGATAATGCACTTAAATCAACATTAAGAAATTTGGGATATACACACACAATGACCAAATACGGCAGATATTGGAATGTTTCTGATGAAAAATGGGTAAATGATATTGATAAATTTGAATTAAAAATTGTTGGTTAATTTTTAAATTTGTATATTTGTAAAAAAAAGCAAAATAATATGTAATATGGTTAGAAGTGGAATTTGTACAAGTGCTTTTGGTATTAAAGCACCAATTATTAAAGAAGGTGATAATATTGTAGATGCTGTTATTGACAGTGTGTTTAATGCTACAAGAATACATAATGACATTTATGATATCGAAGACAAAGATATTATTGGCATAACGGAATCTGTTGTAGCAAGGAGTTTTGGTAATTATGCTACTATTGATGACATTGCTGAAGATGTTAAGAAAAAGTTTTTCGGTAATGTCCTTACTTTGGTGAACATGATTTATTCAAGAAACAGGTTTGCCATGATACTTAGAGGAATTGCAAGGGGTATATATAAGAAAGGCGCTGAATTGGGTTTTTTTGACGGAAAAATATATCTATACATGCCTTTGATTGATGAGGTTGGAAATATAAGCAGAAATCATCCGTTTACAGGTATGGATTATACAGAATATTATAGAGAAATTATTGAATCCGAAGGTGTTGAATGTGTTATTGTTGAAAGTAATTTCAATCCATCAGATGAACATCCGACAAATGTTCTTTATTGTGGTCTTCATGATTACAATCAGTTTAAAGAAAGATACAGTGGTTTTAGATATTGGTATACTTTGGCTGATATACTTTCTGACAGATGTGATTGGGGTGTTTTAGGTTCTAATAAAGCAACTGAGGACAAAATTAAACTATTTCCCAACATTAAGGACTGTGTTAGAGTTTGTGAAGACATAAAGGACAAGATTAAAATTGTTACAGGAAAAGATGTACTTGTTTGTGTATATGGTGATGGTTGTTTCCATAGTCCAATGATTAATGGTATTTTAGGTACTTCTATTAATGAATTTGCTGACCCTGTTACAATGCCTGGTTATACTGACCCTGAAATATTTGAATCAACACCTAATGAGATTAAAATTAAGGCGTTTGCTGATGATAAATATAAGGACTTGCATGGTACTGAACTTGACAATGCAATTAAAAATGAAATTAAGGAATACAATGCACACAATTTGGTTGGAAACATGATAGCACAAGGTACAACACCAAGACAGTATAGGGACTTAATTGCATCACTTTGTGATTTGGTTAGTGGTTCAGGGCAGAAAGGAACACCAATTATTTTAATTAAAAACTATTTTAATAACTATGCATCATATTAAAAATCATGAGTAAATATAGATATAGATTTTTAGACACATGGAAAAAATCCAAGGATGTTTTTGTAAAACCAAAACTTAAATGGTATTTTGGCTCATGGAGACATGAGCACAATCTTCCTGTTTGGAGAAGAGGCCCACAAATTCGTTTTGGTAAACATTATGAAAGGACTGAAAATTGGAATTGGGCTAAATTGGAATCTGTTGAATGGAATGAATCAGGTAAGAAGAACCATCCTATTCTTTCAAAGATTATAAAAAAACCTGTTTGGCAACTACCAATTTGGTTAGCATTTCATTGGTACAACTGTGATATAATGTACAAAACAAAATGGGACGAAGATGATTTTAGATATGAATTTCCTGCACATTTTACAATTGTTTTTTTTGGTCTTGCTATTTCTGTAACCACATATATACCTAAAGAAGATGAAGATGATTGGATGTGCCAAGACCAATATTGGGAAAGTATTCTTACTTATCAGTACTACAATGGTGATTTAGAAAAAACTAATGGTGCTTGTGGTTGGTATAACAAACCTGGTGAAAAAGGGTTTAGATTTAAATTTGAACCGAGATTTCTTAAAAAGGAAGAAGATAGAAAAAAATTAAAAGCCATCCAAGATGCATTGATTCCTAAAATTATTGAAAAGTATGAGAAAAGAGACAAAGAAAGATTAGAAAATCAATTATTTGCAATTAAAGCCACTGTTGAAAATGTAGATAACAATAAATTTGATGGATGGTTTTTTACAAGATATAATAATAAGTTGTTGGTGTTTGAAAATGAGGAAGATAGAGACAATGCATATGATAATATCCATCAAGAAATATTGCAAGAAATAAATGGTGAACGGAAAAAGATTAAATTCATAAAAACATTTGGTGATAAACGTTATCTGTACAAAATAAAAACTTGGGATATTATTGAAACAGATTTGATTGATAGCAAAATTGATATTAGCAAAAACACATATAAAATTTAAAATACGTAAATATTATGAAGAAGATTTTTTATTTTTTTGCCATTGTTATGGCCATGTTTAGTTTTAGTAGTTGTTCACTGTCAACGGTTGATGGTGATGAGGAAGGTGTATTTATTATGAAGCCAATGTTTTTTGGACGTGGTGGCGTTCAGGAAAGGGCACTTACACAAGGTTCAGAGTGGAGGGTATGGACAACAAGTTTTGTTAAGTACAAGAAAATTCCTGTAAAGTACACTGAACAGTTTGATGATGTTTTTTGTGATGACAACACACCACTTGATTTAAGTGCACATATTACGCTTAAAATTAAGGATGGTAAGTCACCTATTTTGCACAAGAACTATGGTGCTGATTGGTATGATAATAATGTAAAGGAAAATTTCAGGGAAATTGTTAGAAACTTTATTAGTACATACAATATGTATACACTTGTTTCTGATAGGGAAGTATATGACCAAGTAAAACTTGATATTACACAGAAGATGCAAGCATATTTTGACAAGTTAAATGGTATTGCTGAATTTCCTATTGAAATTGTCAATGTTGTTGTTGACAAGGCAAAGCCTAATGATATGGTACTTGAAGAGCTTAATAAGACAGCAGCAATGGCACAACAGAAAATTACGCAGGAAAGGCAACAGGAAATGGAAGAACAACGTGCCATTACTGAGCAAAAGAGAGCTTATGCTGATAAATCATACATGAACTCAATGGGTCTTTCACCTGATGCTTTTATTAAACTTAGATATGCTGAAATTGAATTGGAAAAAGTTGAAATGATTAAGAATAAGGAAAATGTTAATGTAGATGTTCTTCTTGGTAACTCTACACAAATGTGGGACATTAAAGAAAAGTAATATGGGTTGGTTTATTTTATTTATTGTCATTTTAGTTATTGCCTGTTTTGTTACATGGCATTATGCAGAACATCACGAACTACATAAAATAAGGGCTGAATTTGAACACCGTTTGGTTGATTTAGGTCCAAGTAGTAGATTTAGGCAAGGTCTTGAACTTGCTGAACAAGTTATTGAACAAATGGATAAAGATTTTAACGGTGATTATATTGAAAATAGTACAGAATAATCTGTACTATTTTTGTTATTTTGGTATGATTTTTGTATATTTGTAAAAAATAAGAAATATGGAAATGATTTTAGTTTTTGTAGTAATTTTAATTTGTACAAATTTAATTAGTTGGCATTATGGTAAACATCATGAGTTAAATAAAATTAACACACAATTTGAAAATGTTCTTAAAAACCTTGGGCCAAGTAGTAGATTTAGACAAGGTTTGCAACTTGCTAAACAAATTATTGACACAATGAGTTTGAATTTTAGAGGAAATTATGTAGAAAAACATTAAAATTTAATATTATGGCACAGACAACTTTTTCTTTTGATGCATTTAAAGAAATGGTTTCATCAAACCAAGAATTTAAAAACAATATTACACATAGAAATGATATTGTTGATTTGGACAATGGCGTAATGAAGATTTATTCAGAAAATCTTAATAAATATCTTGAACAATACAGTTGTAAAGATGCTGAAGACCTTGAAGACACACTTTATTACGATTATGGAATTTATTGCAAAGTGATTTAATGATGGAAAATTTAAAGATATTAGCAACAAGTGATTTGCACGGCCATTTGCCTGAGATAACAACACCGTTTGATTTATTGTTAATCTGCGGTGACATTTGCCCTGCACATAGTCATTATTTTTCATATCAAATTAATTGGTTTCAACACGATTTTGCTAATTGGATAAACACATTACCATTTAAAAATGAATGGAGTAAGGTTGTAATGGTTTGGGGCAATCATGATTTTGTCGGTCTGCAAATATCAAAAGAACATGTTAATTGTTTTAATATTACAACAAAAAACAGAGTAAAAATTCTTAATAATGAAGATTATAATTTTGAATATTTTACTGATAATGGTATAAAAACATTAAAAATATTTGGTACTCCATATTGTCATATTTTTGGTGATTGGGCTTTTATGGTTAATGATGAAACACTAAAAAGATATTATTCATTTATGCCTGAAAATTGTGATATTGTTATATCTCATGATTCGCCATCATTGAACAACATAGGAACAATTACAGAAGGTTGGAATAGTGGTTATGATGCTGGTAATTTACCATTAGCCGAAGAAATTAAGAAAAAGAAACCTAAATATTTTTTTAGTGGACACATTCATAGTGGAAACCATAATTTAGAAAACATTGAAGGAACTAAAATGGCAAACGTTTCATATATAAATGAAAAATATAAACCATCTTATGAAATTCTTCAAATAGAAATATAACATTTTTTTTGGCATAATTTTTGCATTTATAAAAAATAAAATATAAAAAATAAATTATTTATTATGAAATTTATAGGAACACTTGTTATTACTGACCCTTGTTATCTGAAAAATTATTATGGGCCATGTATAAAAAGAAACACAATTTATGGTGATTGGTCTTGTATGGTTTACTCCGGTAAACTTGAAGAAAATCTAAAATACAAAGAATGGGATGGATATTATTCCAAATTTTTCCACGACTATAACTTCACGACTGAAAATGATGAAGAGAAAAAAACATTAGCAAAAACATTTGACGATTTTAAAAAGAGTTGGTTAGAAACTGAAACACTTGGTGAATTTTGTGCTGATGCAGGTGAAGTTGGCGTATTTGATTATAACTTGCTTAATGATGAAAATAAATTATGGATTAAAACACATAATTGGTGTGCAGCCGTAATTGAAGATTTTAATGGTGATATTGATTTTTTTGTTGATGACAATAAAAATCTTCATGTTATTGGTACCGGTAATAAACCTTTTTTTACTGTACAAAGTGGACTTTAATTATTAAATAATAAAAGAATATGTTTTGTAAGATTTTGATTTTAATGGCATTATGCCATTTTATTTGTGAATTTGTGTTTTTCCCTTTATTTCTCAGTAAACAAGAAATGACAGAGTTGTATACGAAAAATGGTGAGGATGTTTTTTCATCTATGAAAGCAATTTTTTGGTCATCAGCAATTGAATTACCAATACTGCTTATGTTGATGTGCAGTGGTTTAATATTGTTGTGTATGATTGTCATTAACAGTGCAATTTATTATATTGCTAATGATTTGTATAAAATAAGAAAAATTAAATTTTCCACAAAAACTATAATAAATTCTTTGCAAATTCTCTTGACTTTAATCTTATTTATGGTTATATTTTAAAAATAATAAAAATATTAAAAATGTTTTAATTATGTTACCTACTATTTTTGATGACTTTTTTGGCTTTCCGACATTCAGGAAACCATTTGATTCTTTTAATTTTAATAATGATGATTTTCACATGTTCAAAGAAAATGAAAATGATTGGGAATTAGTAATTCCGCTTCCTAAGTTTGTTAATGATGAAAACATTAATATTGAAATTGAGGATGACAAAACAATTACCGTTAAATATGAGTATAAAGATAAGAGTTCATCATCCTGTGGTAGTTATACTAATAGTTTACCTGAAAATATTATTGTTGACACCTTGACCGCAAATTTTGATGCAACAACTAATCAACTTATTATTAAGGTTGATAAGAAACCGGTTGAAAAGGAAAAGGAAACGGGAACAAAAAGAATTAAAATTAATGTTAAGTAAAAAAAAAAAGAGGAACTAATTTAGTTCCTCTTTTTTTTATATCTGTTGATTATTTAACATACTTCGTAATTCAGTTGCTTCTTTATCATCAAATGAATAAACATCACCATCATCATTGGTTTCGTGGTTCAAACACTTATAGAAATAACTTCTTGCACTATCTTTGTCTTTTTCAGGCCATAATTTATATGCAAACTGTGCTTTATTAATACCCTTTGATTTAAGTTGATTGATAACCCTTGATTTGCTTATTTTTTTTGTACCGTTAGGGTTATCTTCCTTATCATCTTTTTTGCTTTTATCATTTTTTTGAGCCTCATTACTAAAATAATCAAAGATTGTTTCCCTGATTATATCTTTAATTTTTTCCCTTAATATTTTTTCTTCATTCAATGTCATAGCCAAACTATTTTTATACAAATAAATAGTTTATAAACTTAAAATATTTTATTTTGGCACGATTTTTGTAAATAATAAAGAAAAAAATATTTTAGTTATGATAACAACATTATTTACTGAATTTTATTGGTGGGGTGTACTTTTTAGTGGACTAATTGTTTGGATGTTCCTTATAACAAGAAACTATTTTAGTTATAAAGAAAACACAATTTTTAGTTTGTTATGGTTTGTCCCCATTTTTCTTAGTTGGTACTATGTACTTTTTTTTGCTGTATGGTTTATTTTAACTATGATATGGAATCTAATTATTTGGATTTGGTATTCATTTAAAGAATTATTCAATCTTTAAATTTTGTTTTATTATTACTTTTTTATATATTTACGAAAAATATAAAATTATGACAACTGAAGAAAAAGCAAGAGCCTATGATGAGGCTTTAAAAAAAGCACAATGGTGGTTAAATGACCCTCAAGCAATACAAGATAATTATACCATTGAAGATGCTATTCAAAACATCTTCCCTGTACTTGAAGAGAGCGATGATGATAGAATAAGGGAATCACTTATTTCTCTTATAGAAACAATCGGCGAGTATTATATTTCCAATGAAACAAGGAATGGATATGTTGCTTGGCTCAAAAAGCAGAAAGAACTATTTAGTCCACAACAACTTCAAGAACATCTTGATATGCAGTGGGAACATATAAAACAAGATATGTTCGATGCAACTATTAACTATGATGACGATTGGCATCTTATAGTGCCGGTTGATGAGTGTGATTTATCATATGGTGACAAAGTTAAAGTTCTGATAGTAAAAGTTGATGAGGACGAGGAAAAGCAGAAAGATTTAACAACTGAGAACATTTATAAGCATAGTAGGGAAAGAATGTCTTTTTATAATGGACAGCAGAAAAAGCCTAAGTCAGACATCGAAAGTGGCAAACACAAGGTTAATACAAGGGATTTGGCTTTGGAAGCCGAAATCAAAAGGTACACGGAGGAAAAGTACCATGAAACCTTTGGAAACGGACAGAGAACTCTTGATGATTTTGATTGGGAGGACATAGCAGTAACTATTGAGGAAACCGCTGTGCATTTCATGGGATGGAAAGAAAAGGAGGAAAAACAGAAAGAGCAGAAATCAGCAGAGTGGAATATGGAAGATGAACAAAATCTAAATGTCTGTTTATCTTATATCAAAGACGAACCACTGCGAAGTTGGCTAAAAGATGCAATTCGTGTTAGATATGACAAGCCCGTGGAGTGGAGCAAGGAAGATGAGGAAATGCTCGGAAAGGTGCTTGAGTGCATCAGATTTGCGGAAGACCACTATCAATTAGAGAAGGAGGAAGCAAATGGTGTATCTGTCAAATTGTGGTTGCTTGACCATATAATTCCTCAGCCAACGCAAGAGTGGAGCGAGGAGGATGAGAAGATAAGGCAGAGTATTATCAAAGATATAGAATTCGAAAGAAATTATACTTCCGCCACAACAGGTAAGGTCATTGGAAAATATAATGAGCAAATTGCTTGGCTCAAAGCCCTTTTTCTTAATCATAAAAAGCATAATGAGGATGTAGCAAAACTCTGTTCTAATGAGTGGAGTGAGAAGGATGAGGAAATGTTTGATGCAATGATAGACATAATATCAAACTCTCTCTATGAACCACTCTGTCCAAGAGATGAAATGCTTTCTTGGTTCAAATCCCTTCGGTATCAGTGCTTGTGTAATATTAAAAAAATAGGATAAAAAATAAGGAAACAATATGAAACAGAAAAAGTTTGACTATAAACATCTCACGGACGAGATGAAAAAACTTCTTGACGAAGAAATCAAAAAGATAGGTCGGAGCGAATTGTACAAAAAGGTAGAACACAACATTGATGTCCAACACATATCTCATCTTCAAAACGAAGACGGTGCATTCAAAGAAATCAGAAAAGGTCCGTGGCTGACAACACAATGGGAGTATAAGTATTTTTCAGAACCAGTTATCGTTGATATGGACAACTTGAGTTTAGAGCAGGAAATGCTCCACTATATTGACAGCAAGAAGTTTTCATTGTCAAAGTAGAGGGCAATTTCCACGAGGGAGTTGAAGTTGCTGAAGTCAATCATAGTGCAGGTTCCTTATGTTCTACAGTATATTATACTCCTTAAACATAAGAATCTTTCACTTAAAATTCAGAAAATAAACAATTTATTGGCAAAAAATAACGGGAGTGTAGCCAACAAATATATCGTTCCCAAAAATAATATTTTGTTTTTAAAAATTTTATTTATAATTTTGTTAAAAAATGTAAACAATGAAATTTAATTGGAGAACATATCATCATGATATAGCTAAAAAACTATATCTTCATGCATTAAAATCACCGGATTTTAAAATAGAAAATCTTGATGCAACCACTTCTTTGTGTATTAAATTGGCAAACAAATTTGTTGATGAACTGAAGAAAAACGAAAAAATGTTTGGTTATTAATAAAAAGATTTATATATTTGCATTGTCATAGATTTACATTGTCAACTGTGTAGCTCAGTGGGTAGAGCACGTAACATAGTTTTCCGATAGGGAAAATTAACAGCAATTATTTTAGTACTTTTAATACCGATGTCATAGGTTCGAGTCCTATCACAGTTGCTAATTTTAACTAAAAAATAATTTAATTATGGTAAATTTTGAAAAGCAAAACATTAAGATGTCTGTTTTGGACACACATTTTTATTACAATGGTGAAAACATTACTTGTAAGGTAGATGTTGAATTGGATGCACCTGATGCATACTATTTTCTTTGTGGTGGTTCATTTATGAGTGTTTGTGCAACAGCAAAGTGTCACCCTGATGATGAATTCAGTATTGAAAAGGGTAAGAAGATTGCACAGGCAAAGGCTGAAGCAAGGGCTTATGTTCTTTTGAAAAATGAAATGTTGCGAAGGTGGGGAAAACTTCTTGATACTATTGAAGCACTTGCACCATTGAAGGATGGTTTCATTGATAAGGCTGAGGGCTGTAATGAACATAATAAGGCATATATTAAGCGAATTACCAATGATAACACATTCTAATAACAATATCCCCAAAACACTTGGGGATATTTCTGATTTTACATTGGAACAAATTTTGGACTACATGCCATTATCTGTAAATAAATATGGTCAGACATCTAAATATGAACTATCACTTTATAGAACAGATAATGGTAGATGGTTTGCACAATATGAGATTGTTGATGACTCTATTCTATATCAATATGATGATATGGATATTCGTCAAGCATTATGGAAACTATGGGAAAGAATAACCATAGAAGAAAGAAATAATAATATAGAATTTAATTTTTTTTAATATGACAACATTTTTTATTGTATTTTGGATTATAGGAATAATTCTTTATACTTCATTGATATTTGATGAATTAAAAATGCTTGATTGGAAAACCTCATGGTGGAAAGCAGTTATTTCATTATTGATGTCATGGGTTTCTATTTTCATTTTTGCTTTTTTTGCTGATAAAGAACTTAAAGAAAAAAACACAAAAGAAAATAATGATATAGTTGACACACAGCCTGAAGAAATAACTGATAACTCTGATGCAACCATTTCATGGGTAATGACAAAAAATGAACTACCTCCAGTACACGGTATCTATTTTATAATAACTAATGATGGCGCTGAAGGTATTGCAGGTTATACCAAAGAAACCGGTTTTGACGTTTATTGGTCAACCCATGCACAGGCAGACCAAGAACCTAAAGTTCTTAAATGGCTTAAATATTAATTGCTTTTTTTATTTTTATTTTGTATATTTGTTAAAAAACTATAGATATGAAACTAAATTACGAAAGAACACGAGTTTGGGAAATTGATGGACATCTTGTCGTGGCTGACAAAGTGGAAGATGCAATTGCAATTATGAGAGATTATTATAATGAAAACGACTTCTATGAGCCAAGTGAGATTAATGGTATTTCAGCAGGAGGACCACTCTGTAAGAATTATTCAGCATTAATTAAAAAAGATTAAAATGGGAAATTCAAACATAAAATATCTTGTTATTCCATGCTATAAAAATATTCCACAAATATTTTTCATTAAACTTCTTCAAACAAAAGAAGAAGCAATTACTTATACTGAAAATGTCAATGAACAATTGATAACACAAATCAATACAAGAATTGAAAACAATGAAAATATGGAAAACGAACAAAAAGCATATGACTTTATGATGGTTACTGATAATATCAGTATTTTTATTGTCGGTGTTAATGACGAAGGTAAATCAAATAAACTTTATCAAATCAAAACAAACCCACGAAACAATAAAAAAACTCTTGAAACAATTACTATTACAGGTAATGCTGAATTACCCCAAATTAAAACATTTGACTATATGAAAAAACCTAAAAATATACCATTTGAAAACTAAAATGTTTTAAAATTTTGCTACATTGTCTATGTACTTTTAACTCATTAATTTTCAATAATATTGAATTTAAATATTTGATTATTAAATAGTATTTTTATAACCGATTAATAATCAATAGGTTAAAATGGTGGAAAAAAATGTAAAAAAGTGGAAATAATAGAAACATTTAAAAGACAATATTTTAGTAAAAAAACAGGTTATTTTTAGGCATGAAAGAAATAATGATATGGAAATATTTTTAAACATATTGATTGTAGTGGTGCTTTGTTTTGGTATAGGAAAAATAATGTTCGGAAAAGATGATGATGCCCGTTGATAACTTTATGCTTGCTGCATATGACCAATATATGGAAGAAAATTCTAATAGTACTTATTTGGGTAAGTGTCCAACATATACTTCAAGCATTTATACTCTTAGAATAAAAAACTCTTATAATCATTTTAAAAAAAAACCTTTAGGATTTGAAGATAGAAGTAGAATAATTAATTTAAGATTATAAAAAAAATAATATGAATATAGCATTAGTAGCACACGATAGTAGAAAAACTGAATTAAAAGAATGGGTAGAATATAATAAACAAAAACTCTATCCACATAAATTATATGCAACCGGAACAACCGCAAAAATATTAAGGAATATTGCAGTTAATAACTATTGTACCGGTGAAATAACACAAGATTGGGTGACGATGCCTTTATCTGTAAAACCACTTTTATCAGGGCCACTTGGTGGTGACCAACAAATAGGTGCAATGATTGCAGAAGGAAAAATTGATGTCCTTATATTTTTCTGTGACAACCTTATTCAACAAGGACATCAAAATGATGTGTCAGCATTAACAAGATTGGCATCATTATATAATATTGCCTTTGCAACAAATAGAACAACAGCAGATATGATTCTGACTTCACCTCTCTTTAATAACCCTGAATATCAAAAAATAATTCCAACTTGTATCGAAAATTATAAAAATAGAAATTTAAAATGAGAAATTTTCCTGTAAATATTGATAATAAAGAATATTGGATAAGTAGAAGTGTGGCCGTTGCTGTCTTTGTATATGACCCTAAAAGAAAAGCATTTCTTGCAGTTAAAAGAGGTGTTGGTTGTCCTGATAATGTTGGTAAATGGTGCTGCCCTTGTGGTTATCTTGATTATGATGAAACACTACAAAATGCTGCATATAGAGAATTACATGAAGAAACCGGTCTTGCTAAAGATGATGTTTCAGAACTTAAAATTAATTATGTAGATGATAGTCTTAACGGTAGACAAAATGTTACCTTTATCTATGATTGCATTTATTATGGGCTTAATGATGAACACCTTACTTCTGAATTCTCAGAACCAAATGAAGTTGACGAAATAAAATGGATTCCCATTAAAGATATTGATGAATATCAATGGGCTTTTGACCATGATAAAATTATAAAGAACAAAAATCTTTAATATGAGACCAATAGATTTCCCTTATTATGTTTTCTTTTCAGAAATGTTAAATCGTGATTGCTTGGCTTTGTATAGGGCATATAAAAAAGAAAGATACTCAAATTCACTTCCCTCAAAACGAATATTTCAATATCCCGTTGAAATGATGGTTATTTCTAAAATTAAACCTACTATACAAAGTTTTAATGATAAAACATATATAAATAAATGAGAATAACAGATTCACCTAATGGCCTTTTTATAATGGCTCTATTACATGATGATTATCTTGATGATGATATCCTTATTGAATATCAAGATTCAAAAATGTTTGTAAATAGCCCATATATGCTGTCTGCAAATAATTATAAACCATTCATCCGTCAACAACGTTCTATAACGGATAATTATAAATTAGATAAAAATCAAACATATGACACCACTCGATGCTTTTGAACTACCACTTCCCTTTGAAACACAAAATGTAGGACCAACAGATATACAGTATCCCATTGATGACAGTAGCACTTTTGAATTTACACCAATCTACCTTAAATTCGATATTATATATGAACTTCCACTTGATTATGATGAACCTTCAGATTTCTATGGCTATGGAAATATATGCTTGCCAACATAAAAAAAAATATTATAATATGACACCACACGAATCACCCTTTATTATAGAATTTCTATCTTTAGTTTCTTTTTATAAAGATGATATGACCTCTACTGAATTAAATGAAACTATTAGACTCAATTATAAAACTTTTAATTCATTTCCACTAACACTTAAAGATATTAAACCGCATGTAAAATAATAAACACATGAAAAAATTATTGCTACTAATACCATTATTATTAATTAATGGCTGTTCGCCTCCATTATATCAACCAATAGATACACAAAATATCAAATATCTGAAACAAAATTTCCCTGCGGAATATAAACTACTTCAACAAAATAAAATTAAAATAGATAGTATTCAACCTGATATTAACTATATAAAATATCACTATATCTAAAAAAAATATTATAATATAATCCCACTGACTTGATTCTATATATACAAAAAAGAATCAAGTTTTTTTATTTATTTTTTTTTTTGTATATTTTTAAAAATTAAAAACTTTGGTACAGTTTTTGCATATTATATTAATGTTTAATTTTTGTTTGTTATGATTATTGATTTTAGTAAGGAATCTAATGATTTCACAATTTATTATCCACTAAAGAATAATAATGGTATCTATCAGTCCATACCGTATTCCTTTTTCGGTATACTCTCATGCTTCTCAAACGCACAAGATTTGATGAATTTCCTTAATAACGCCTTTTACTCAAAAGAACAATGCGATAACTGGTGTAACTATTATAATAAAATCTAATTTATGTGCCTTTTTGTTAACTGCCCATTAACAGTTAAAACAACTGAAGAAAATTTGACTGTATATAAAGTGCTTGAAAAAAATCCATATGGTGATTATCGTACACCATATGCTCATATGAATATTAATCTAAATGAAATCTATTCATCTAATAATGATATGCTGCTAAATTTTCAAAAAGCAATTAATCATCATGTATTAGCATATGTCAAAGGTTATGGATATCCAATATCTATAGGCGTTTTTCATTCATGTAAAAATATTGAAGATGCTTGTAAACTGAAATCTAAGTTACAATATAATAACACATCTAATTTCATAAATTATGTAATCGCCCTATGTGCTATACCACAAGGAACTCATTATGTAGAAGGCTACTTCGATACACTTTATGAAGGCATTGCCTCAGAATCTATTGTCTATGAAAAAATAATAGAACCCTCTCATAATATGATGTACCAACCACTAAATGATAATATGCGTAGAATATTTTAATTACTGAATCATAAAATAAACATTATGAGTATGGAAGAAAAAACAAATGAATGCCAACAAAAAGAATATTATTGGAAACCTACCAATGAGGATATCACACTTTTAAATAAGGCAATAGTTACAAATACATCTTTGTCCCCACAGGAAAAAGCAAAACTCGATATCATTAGAATGAAACTTAAACACCATCCCTATATAAAATAAAAATATAATATTTTTTTTTATTTAACTTTTTTATTTGTATATTTGTATAAGTTAAAACATAACAAAACTGAATAGATATGATAACTGTAATTGCAATAATTATATCATTAATTTATTGGGTAGGTTTTTTTATTGCCTATTGTACGTTTAAACCATATGATGACTCTTGGAAAGGATGGATAAAGGATTTATTCTTATCATTTATATGGCTTATTACTATACCCCTGTATTACATATTAAGAAAATAATTTAAAATTTTTAATTTAGATATGATAACACCAGATAAAATTTACATACCATTTTATCCAAATTATGATGGAATAGACACACATCTTAGTGATGAATGGTTTGAAGGAAAAGTCATTGACCATGTTGAAGGGTGGAAAGAATACATCCACAAGGATACTCTGATAGAATGGGCAAAGTTTGTTCTTAAATGCCAAGAAGAGGAACTCGCCAAATATGATGGTCCAAGTTATATGAAAGCCTCTACTATGGGGAGAATTGACGCTTATAAAGTATTGATTGCAAAGTTAAACTCATTATGACACAGGAAGAAAAACGGGTTTTAATTAACTGGTGTAAAAAGAAAAAGAAAGAATTTGATTGGTATCCTCTTACTATGCGTACTATTATGTCCGGCAATCCGAACAAAGACAAAATAGAGATGCTTGATGAATTTATTGAAAAAATATCAGAGTTATGACAGAGAAAGAAAAACAACTACTACTTAAAGACCTTTGTGCAAGGTTGCCGTATGGAGTAAAATTAGGATTTGAAAATTCCGATTTGATACTTGTTCCGACAGATTTCAATATCTATACGATGCAATTATCCACCAATCAGATATACCCAAAATCTAATAGTGTGGCTATTGGACATATATATGATATTTGGAATTATCGTCCTTATCTCCGTCCAATGTCAAGCATGACAGAAGAAGAGAGGATTGAATTTGAAAGATTATCCTTTATTTATGACGCATCAGATGGTTCAATGTTGTTTAGCGAAAAGGGGCTTGATTGGCTCAATGCACATCATTTTGATTTTAGAGGTTTAATTGAAAAAAAACTTGCATTGGAAGCACCTGATAATATGTATAAAACTGAAGTAGAAAATGAAACCCCTGTCCCTAAAACAGTTGATGAAGCAATGTCTACCCTTGCCAAAATAATTTCAAAAGAAGATAAACAATATCTTATCGAAAACGGTGCAATCTCTATGCACAACTCACTTGGAAGATGGATTAGAAATGAATGGGGACTGTGGACAAATTCTGAACTTAAAAATGAACTCACTAAAAAAGGGTTTACCCATCCTGATGATATGTCAAACTATATCATAGAAGAATTTATTAAATATTTGAATAAACTGATGTAAAATAAATTGTTTTGGCATAATTTTTGTAAGTAAACAAGAAAATATTATTAATTATGATGACACAAGAAGAAGAAAAACAACTTTTATTGAAAGACCTTTGTGCAAGGTTACCATATGGACTAAAAGTAAAATACCTCTATTGGGATGAAGACAAAGGTTGTGAATATCCAGTACCAATGATATTAGATGATATAAACTCTGATGGGTATATTCGGTTTCACGGAGATATTAAAGAAGAAGAGGGTAGTGGTTATATACTAACCTATCTTCCATATCTTCGTCCAATGTCTTCTATGACTGAGGAAGAGAGAAAGTACTATAATAGCCTTTCCATTTTGATTGCTGATGGTGAGTGTGAAGTATATGAAGAAATGGATTGGTTAAATGAACATCACTTTGACTATCGTGGACTCATTGAAAAAGGTCTTGCTTTTGAAGCACCTGAAGGAATGTATAATAAAAACTAAAACTAAAATTCAACAATTATGTTTTCAAGTAAACAGATATTTGAGGTATCAGGTGATATGGGTCAACTCGAAAAGGCTATTGAATTTGCCATTAGTATGTCCGGTGGCAAGTGTGAGTCCTATCAAATTTCAAAGGATGGTAAATATTGTCTTGGATGGACGGTAGAAGACGGATGGAAACCATTCCCTTTTGATTTCGATGTGCATATTGTCTCCGAGATAGTGAAGCAGCACCTGAATAAGCAGGATTACGGAGAAAATCCCTATGATTGGTGCGATGGCAGTACCGGAAAAGGGTTCCTCATGAAAGTCATTACACAAAACTTTTCTGACGAAAAGGATGGTATAAAACGTCCGTTTTATGGTATTGTAAGTATTGAACCTTTTTGGAATTTTTATGCAAAATAATATGATTACTGAAGATTACGTCAGCTTTGAAACAGCAAAACTCTTGAAGGAAAAGGGATTTAATTGGAATACTGATAAGCAATATAATTTAGATAAAATTGTCAGTGAATATAATATTACAGACAGGTCAAGATATCCTGAAAGATACCTTGATGCACCAACCATCCAAATGGCAATGAAGTGGCTGAGAGAAGTACATAAAATCTTTATATCAATACAGCAACATATAGACATGAGTTATGTGTGGTATAGCTATGAGGACGGGGCACCAAAAGGCTGTGATAGGGAATCTCACAATAATACTTACGAAGAAGCCTGCGAAGAAGCTATTAAGTATTGCTTAAAAAATTTGATTTAATATGACACAAGAAGAAAAACAACTATTATTAAAAGACCTTAGTGCAAGATTGCCTTATAAGGTAAAATGCAGGGTTACCAAAAAAGGTGTAGTCAGGGAACTGAAACCAATGGATAACGGCATAAGCATGCCTGTTAATCAAGTGTGCGACATTACACTAAAAAAAACACTTAATACTGATATCATCAATGATTTTCTCAATGATAATATTGTATTAAAACCTTATCTCCGTCCGCTGTCTTCTATGACTGAGGAAGAAACATTTGAGTTTATACAGATAAGTGACAGTATTCTGAGGATTGGAGAAAAGAAATCGACATGTATATTAAGTCTTGAGCAAATGGATTGGCTAAACGCTCATCATTTTGACTATCGTGGATTAATTGAAAAAGGACTTGCCATTAAAGCACCAGAGGATATGTATAAAATTAATTAAAATAAAATATAAAAATACAACAATATTATGGAAAATAGAAGAAACTTTTTAAAAAAATTGTTTGGCGCTACAACAGCAATAGCAGCATCATCACTCCCAATTATTGGAAAAGAATCATTAAATGAAAATAAGAAAAATAATGATGAATATATTTTTGACGATTTGTTTACACAATGCGATGGTAATGAAAACCTCTTCTACCTTAAAAATAATTCATGGCTTGATAAGGAAATTAAAACAACCATTGGTGATAAATATGTGGACGAGAAATACTTTAACTTTTATAAACCAATCCTCATACCCTTACCAATAAAAGAAAAATATACAAAGGATGATTTTCTTCCATTTATATTAACGTTGAAAGAAGATGCACAATATTGCTACTTTTGCGATGATAAATATAAAGATGCCAATGGCTATGGTCAAGGAATACTTAGACTCCTGAAACAAGAAAAACACGGTTACTATACCTTTACAGTGTTTGAAGCAAGAAACCCAAAATATGATGTTCGTTATGTCGTTGAACCACAAGATAAAATTAAAACAATTAACAATGATGAACTGAAAACAATCGTAAACTATATTACAGATGAAAATAAACTCGAACAAGATATAATTGATTACATAAATAATAAATAATATTATACTCCATAAACATAATGTCTATGAAAAATATTGATTCCCCCTCTTTGTGTACCCTACCTGAAATCATTTTTAATGGTAGAACACAACAGGTTGAAAGGAAAAACATGATACGATACCTATATGAAAAAACATTATGGAAAAATAAAAATAAACTTAATGTCACTACCCGTAAATATGGTTCTACATTTTCTAAATATATGTAAAATAAAATAAGGGTTTTTGGCACGATTTTTGTAAGTATATTAATAAAAATTAATTTAATATGGAAAATAAAAATTACATAAAGCAGCAGAAAGAACAGAAGCCATGGGAGTGGGGCGAGGAGGAGGCGAAATTGTTAGACTCTATAATAGATGACTATGAAAAAGCCGCCAAATCATTCTGCGGTTATGATGGAAAGATTGGTCTTCTTAGAGCAATTCGTGATGGCGAATATGATTTGCCAAAACAAGAGTGGAGCGAGGAAGATGAAAAGATAAGGCAGAGTATTATCAAAGATATAGAGTTTGAAAGAAATTATACTTTCGCTACAACAGGCAAGACCATTGAAAAATATAATGAGCAAATCAACTGGCTCCAATCCCTTTCTCTAAATCTTAAAAAGAAGAATGAGGATGTAGCAAAACTCTGTTCTAATGAGTGGAGTGAAGAGGATGAGAAGACTTTTTGGGGATTTACGGCTTATATTCCCAATGAAGAATTAGAAAGATTAGGCATTACAAGAGATGACATACTGAAGAAACTCAAATCCCTCCGTCCTCAGTCTAAAGATGAAATATACAAAGAGAAAAACGAAGCGTACAAACTTGGTAAACATCATCTTGCAATAGCATTTATGAACTACCTTGACGAGAATAGACCTGATGGAAAAATGAGTCTATCAAATGGAGAATGTAAGGATATAGACAAGGCTTTCGAGGAGAATGACTGGGCTAAAATAATGAGATATATAGAGAAGTATCATCCTTCTTGGAAACCAAGCGATAAAAAATATGATGGAAATATGGATAAGGAATGTATTAAACTTTGTGATATTCTCAATTCCATCCCATCAATAGATACATTTGAATCTTGTTGTGGACATCTGAAGGACAGGTATTCTATATGGTTTTACTGTGATGATGTTATTACAATCTCACGACTTGGAAGATGCGTTGAGCATAATTATTCTGATGGAAAATGGGAGTTACTTGTGGATTCAACCGATACCAATCCAACCGGTGTTTTCTGGTTGAGAAGCAAAGCCCCTTTCCAAGACTATGATGAAATGGAAGAATCTGTAAATGAACTGTGTAACGGTATTCAATATTGGTTTAGAACAGAATTTGATTCGTATTTTAATGGTAACTCTTGTAAATAAAATAAACAATTAAAATAATTGTAATATGACAATAACAATTCCATTTTGGATTATTCCAGTAGCAGCTCTAATCTGTGGATTTATTGGAGCAATGTCGTTTGATTTACTTAATAAGAAAAAGAAGTAGAACCATAGGGCGGAGTGGCAAGGATGGTTTTAGGCAAATTTATCTCCCTTGCATTGATGGCCTTCGCCCTTTTTAATTTGATTTAGATATGACACAAGAAGAAAAACAACTATTGATTAAAGACCTCAGTGCAAGGTTACCTTATGGGGTAAAAATGTGGTTTCCAAGCGTCATCGCTCCGATTGTACTTGACGAGTTTGTATTAAGTGTTGCACGAAGGAGGGATGAAGAATTCAAGCCATATCTCCGTCCAATGTCGAGTATGACTGAGAAAGAATGTATAGCTCTATCCAGACTAAGACCTCATGAGACTGATGCGTGGAAGTATATTAAAACACCTATTCCCTTATATATTGCGAATATTAAACAATTTGACTTCTTTCACCGCCATCACCTTGATTGGAGAGGTTTAATTCTAATGGGTCTTGCCCTTGAAGCACCAAAGGATATGTATAAAACTGAATAGATTATGTCAAAGAAATATATGGAAGAAAAAGAACAGAAAAAAGTGTTTGTTCCTTGGGATGAATATCAAGAACTGGTAAAGGATAGCGAAGACCTTAAAAAAGCGAGGGAAGAATTGAAGAAAGACTGTGAGGAACGTGGAACTTATATAGAATACAAAATATATCTGTCAACCGAAAACCTTACAGGCATTTCCCACATTTGTTCTGACATACCCCGTCTATCAATCATATCAAAGGAGGAAAGTCTTAAAAAGGCGCAGAATGAGATAGATAGACTCTCGGCGATGGTTAAAAACTTTAAGGATATTGCCGAGCAGCACGAAAAAACTATTAACTGTCTCAGAAATAGAAATTTGTGGGAAAGAATTTTTAATAAATGGTAATTTGGCAACAGTATGGAAGCACCTGAAGGTATGTATAAAAACTGAATAGGATATGACACAAAAAGAAAAACAACTTTTATTGAAAGACCTTTGTGCAAGATTGCCGTATGGAGTTAAAGTAGATGTATCAAGTGTTGAAGAATGGAAGGAATTAACACTTACTCCATTTATTCTTTCAAATTATTATGATGATATTGAAAAGATTAAACCCTATCTCCGTCCAATGTCTTCTATGACTGAGGAAGAGTATACTGAATTTGGTTATGATACTTTGCGATATACAATGCAAGATATTGATTGGCTCAATGCCCATCATTTTGACTATCGTGACTTGATTGAGAAAGAACTTGCCCTTGAAGCGCCTACTGACATGTACAAAAAAACAAAATAATATTATAAAATATGGTCTACATTATAATTATTACTATTGCTTTTATAGTTGGAACATTATGTTATTTAATTGACGAAATAATTACAAATTCATATATTTTTAAGGAATATAGAAAAAAATATTGGGAGAGTGTCATGACTATAAAAATGTGGTTAAGTATTATAATTTTATTATGTTCGGTCACAATGCTAATAACCGGAATTGTTGGGTGTGTTTTTTCATTTTGATGATTTCCTCTATAATATATAATGTGTTATAGAGGAAATTTCTTCGTAATAAATAACACAGAAATAATTATTAATTTTTCTGTCACAAATAGTGTAAAAATAAGAAAAGAAACATTATTTTGGCATGATATTTGTAAGATAATTAAATATGTAAATTTTAAAATATTTTGTATTATGAAAAAAAATGATTTTTGTTTTTGTAGCAATTGCTACTTTGTTTTTTAATTCTTGTCATTCTGAGGAAAAGAAAAATCTTATTAAGACTTATAATAAGGCAAGTTATAGATTGGCTAATGTTTATAAAAATTATGATGAAGTATGTAGGACTATAGAAAAGTATGACACTACTGCTATTCCATCTATGGGAGTGTATTATGCATTACAAAATGTAAAAAAAGAAAAGGGTAGGCTACTTAATGAAATTTTAGAATTACAAGTGATTAGAACAAAGGCTTGTCTTTATTTGGTTAATTATCATGTCTCTGAAAAGCGTTTGAAATACGAATTTCAATATTCAGATAAGGCTGTGGCTGATAGTTATGAGAAATATTACAAACCCCATAAAAATTAATTTCTCTGTCATAGATAATAACAAAAATAGTGAAAGAAACAGTGTCTTGTGTTAATTTTTCCCAATTTTTTTAAAAATTTTTTTGGAGAAATTTTAATACTATTATAGACTGTTGTTTACCACAAAATAAACAGTTTCGCCACATTTAATTGTTTGATAATGAAAATGTTATCCAAAATTTTGCTCATTTTCATGGGGTATGAAAAAATAGCAAAAAGTGTGATAATGATGTGATAGTTAGATAGTTAAGATAAAAAATAGTAATATAGTAAAATTTTCCATAAGTCAGATGATATTAAGGTAAAATTGTAGAAATTCTACCTTTTGACACTACAGTAAAAAAAACAGTCGGAAAGAATATACTTTTCGGCTGTTAATTTATTTTATTAAGTTTAGTATTTATTCCATAATATCATCCATAGAGTGGAAGTCAGAAGTATTATCAATAAGGAAGTCTGAGTTATCATTAATATCGGGTAAATCATTTTCTATATCATTTTGTGTATCATCATCCAATTCAGTTTCATGGGTAATATTAGTAGTATCATCCATAGTATCTTGGTGGAAATCATTATAGTCATGATGTGGTTCAAAGTTTTGTTGGTTATTAGATTTATTATATTTACCATAGCCATTAAGTTTATCAATATTACCGAGTGCTTGCATAAGGACGAATATAGCAGAGAAGCCAATAATGAAAGACATAAAAACTGAGACAGGGTTATTAAGGATAAAATAGAAAGCGCAGAAGGATATTAAGAATTCCACGAAGATTTTAAATTTAAGAAGGAGTGTTGAATTGTTATTTGATTTCATTATTCAAGAATGGTTTTAAATATTATTAAAATGTATAGAAATAAATAGTACAAAAAGGTAAAAAGGAGGTTATAAAAAGGCAAAAGGTACTCAAAAGAGTACCTTATATTGATATAAAAGTAGGTTCAGTAATTAGTTAGAGTTATTATCTTTTTCTTTAAGTTGTTTAGCCTTATTAAGATACCATTGTTCTTTTTGTAGGTCTTGTTGTATTGAGTTATCTGGTTTAGTGCCCATTCTCATTCTATATTTAAATGCATTCATGAGG